TGGCTCAGCGCATGCCATCTTCGCAGTCGTTCTCGTCTACATCGCTCATTCCACCAGCGTATACCCGCCCATCGTACATCGTGGTTTCGCTTAGCCGTTTCTGCTAGGTCAACCATGTGGTCTAGCATTTCCACAGTTAGTTTCCACCACTCGTCCTCCATTTCAAACCACTCTCCCCCGATACACGCCTGCCTAGCTACTGCCTTAAAGCCAATTTCAATGAGCCTAGGCTTGCAACTGTGCCGCACATAAACAATGTCCAGCGTTCGCCCTGTCATATACTGCAATGTCTGTCTTCGCTGTTCCACATTGTCAGACATACCAACCTTTCCTACATCGGACTCCTGATCGCGTAGTACGTAAATATACCTAGGTTTACTCGCCATAATGGTACTCCTTAGAAAATAAGCCCAGGATTATGCACGCTACCCTAGCGCTGAGTCCTTGCGGATACTCACATCCTGGGCTTATCGTTTGAAGGACAAAAGTTGAAATGTAGGGTACGTGCATACCCTTATTACGAGATCTTTTCGTTTCTGTTCTCATGTTTGGCTGACTTTTTTTCTCGACCCCACTTTAAACGATGTGAGATAGGATTCGCATAATATATATGTACACTAATCTATACACTTACCCAATCCCATACTAACAGACACTCTGTTTACACAGAACACTCATATAACATATGCATAGTCTATCCCTACGGGATGGAGAGAGCGTACAAAGATGGTTTGGCTTTCACCCTCATCAATACCGAGACGACCTCCGCAACATCTTACTACTCACACCATCTATCGACCGATCAATTTCCTCCAAGTGTAATGCGATTTTAACCGCAATCCCCACCATCACCAATATGATCACAATCTTCACAACGGACCTAGCCCTCTCTAACATCTCTGTCTCCTTTTACCGCCCCCTTCTCTCTCAACAATCTTTCGTACCGCTTACTCAACAATCGCTCCATTTGGTTGAGTTGGTATATCTCCCATCGTATTCGCACTATCCCACCCATACAAACTACCACAGCTATACCGCCCAGCACGATTACATATTTCATACTATATCCTCCGCTGTGAGTGATATGATCGTCAAGATATTCGCAATCAATATCGCGCCCACTACCCAATACCCCGCTAATGCGAGCGATATCCCGGCAAAGAACCAACTCACCACAAGCACATCCTGCCGATCTCGTCGTGTCCACCTCGATATCTTCCATCTCATACCACACCATCCCGTCTTTTCATTGGATACTCATACACCTTTGGATACTCCCCATTCACAAATATATGACAATAGTATGCTTCCAGAAATCTCCACAACTCCTCATCCCCTCCATTGATCAGCGTATACCACGCATCATACGCATTTAATCCACTCCCATCGTAATAGCAAGGCCCATCGGTCCATTCGCAGTACTGCTCACTAACCTCCTGCCCATCATATTGCGCCTCTTTCGCATGATACCCCAAATCATACGGCACTGGGTAATACTTGCCTGGATTCAAATCAAACATGGTGTTGCTAATGGGGTCCCTTTTTATTTTTAACGGCTTCCACCCCGTATTCAGAGTAAACTGTACTGCGCCCCCCACACCCTTCGCATAGAAACCAATCCGCAGCCCACTTATCCCATGTGAGCCACCTGCGCCCGGTTTACATTTCTCACTCCCATGAATACACTCAAATTGCACACAATCACGTCCACGATCAAATCGTACCACTCGTTCAAATTTCATATTGCCACACTCCTTTCGTTCCGCCGCTGAAACCAATATATCCTACCCCCCTTACAATGGGGGCAGATTACCTCATCTTCCCCTACCGGCACTAGACATTCCCCACAATATCCACCATACCCTTCCTTCCGTAGCTTATCCCGTATCACATGCTCCTGCTGTAAATACACCTTAACTCTCTCTCTCCACCGCATCGCCCACAGTCTTTCACCCATCGCTTTATCCATCCGAATCACTCCTATCCCAACCTAGTTCACTCAATGTAATCGAACTACCCACCACCGTTTCCACCACCTGCTCAACCTCTCTCCTGTACAGCCACACAAACGCATCCAAGTGCAGCTCTGTGGCTTGCCAAACGCCCCACAGTCCCACGTCCTTCCGCACCCACTCTTCTATCTCGTCATCCGTCATCCTAGCACCTCCATGTTCGCGTCCATGTTCGTCTCTAAACTTTGCCTACAACTTGAAACCACCTACAACGCCATTTGTGCCCCGCCTGGTGCACATCCACGGCTTTCGTCACCACAGAGATAATCTCATCACACCAACTCCAGTCCACCGCTTCCTCCTTTGTAGGCCATAAATAGAGCCCTGGATGGCATTCCGTCTCCGATGTTGAGAACCAATCAGCGCTATATACCCGTCCATCACGGTATTTATCAATGTGACCAGCGCGTCTTGTCCGATAGCCTATTACCATCCCCTCCTTTTGTTGTCTAAACATGCTAGTTTTACCATTAGGCATATTATCTGGGTCCAAACAGGTTTTTGCAATGTCTGTCTTAAATAAGTTTGCTCCCAATAAATTTGCTCTAGATAAATTTGCTCCAAATAAATCTGCTTCAGATAAATTTGCTCTCAATAAATTTGCTCCAGATAAATTTGCTCCCAATAACTTTGCTCCAGATAAATCTGCTTCAGATAAATCTGCTTCAGATAAATCTGCTCTAGATAAATCTGCTTCAGATAAATCTGCTCTATATAAATTTGCTCCAGATAAATTTGCCTCACAAAAACTCGGTTTCTGGGCTCGTTCGCCAGTCTGCCACGCTGTCCACTTTTCCAGCAACGTCTTTATATCTGACTGCTTCATTACTCATCCTTTCCGATTATGTTGGTAGTTATTCCCAACCCCCTACGTTTTCACCCAACGCAGACCGCACCTTACGCCAATATGCCAAGCTACACGCTTGTCTGTGGCCATCCGGCCCAGCGACCCAACAGCGACTCTTGGTTTCATTCGTACCGTTTGGCACATAATGCCCCATATACACGTCGAACATCTCGCGCGACCGCCTCGGACTCAATCTATCCTGGTTGGTCCACCTCTGCCATCCCACGATTCGATTACAATCCCGCACCATAATCGTTGATATCTGTGCCGCCCCCACACTGTCCCCACCATCACCAACCGCATTGGCCCGTCCACCACTCTCAACTTGGCAAATCGCCCCCCATAGTCGCTCCACACCATCCCCCTCCGTTGTGGGCTGTTCTGCCGCCCTTCTCGCCTCGATCTCCACTTTGGGGGGCGGCCCTGTTCGCATGGCCAAACAAATCATCCCCACATTGACTACTACCGTGCCGACCAAGACGAGTTTGGTAAATGAATCTGGTTGTTTGCTCATACCTCACGCTCCTTTTCCGTGCTTACAACGATCCGCATAATACCGCTGCCCCCACTCTCGGTAACATTGGGAACATACACATAGTGCTCTACATGCCACACCGTAGTAGGGGCTCTTACTATCATCCAAACAGCGAAACCACGCATAGGACCACGGCTCATATTTATTATCAACCCACTCCTCAACAACGGTCTTATAGCGTCTGAGCCAGCCTTTGCTGCGTTGCACTGAAAATTTGTCATTGGCAACATAGCAGCCATCATCACTCATCGGTGGAAACGTCTCTTTTAGGGCCGTGAGATTGTTATGTACATCTAGGTGGTAATTATAATCCTCAGTACTACCAAATAACATTCCACACTCTTCGCACCTATCTACTATGATTTTCATGTCAATCTCCCTTAGCTTAGTGCCTCTTGTCGTCAAGCGTTGCCGCCCAATACTGTACCGTTTTCTTCGCCTGCGCTACCGTCAACTCCGGATGCGTAACTTGCAACCAAGGAGCCGCCCCTGCCATTACCACCCCTTTCTCTCGCAGTCGATCCAAATACCGCAAATGCTTATCCGTTACGTACGCAGGTCTCTTCAGTGTTTTCATTTCGGATCACTCCCTTCCTCGTTCTTGGCGACGTAGACGATTCGTGGCCCTTGGTCGTTCTGATTCGCATACGGCCGCATAACCTGCTTGATCTCCCTTGCCGCCACTTCTGCATCCGAGCAAATCCCATGAACGGTCGCGCAACTTCCCAGCAAACATAGGACCGCCAGCAGCGCCACCGCTGTCAACACCCCGGTAATCCAGGCCACGCAAGCTTGCAAAGCGATTGAAATTCTGCTATGATAATCCATATCGTCATCCTTTCTCAATAGTGATTCGTTACGTCGATTCGATCCGGCGCGACAAGCCCACAGCTATCCCCCTGCCACATCATACACGCCGACCCAAGACAACGTGACCACTCCGGGTTTCGGTCAAAATCATCCCTGCCGGAAACGGTGCTGTTCACCGAAGAACTGTCGTCCCCGCTGCCACACCGCACCGCTGGACACCACTTCTCTTTCGCCTCTTCTTCGGTCATTGTCGTTCCCCTTTCACTCTACGAGTTCGGCTTCAAACTTGTACACGTCTCCGATGTCCACTTGGTTGGAACATTCGTTGCACAGCGAGACATTTGTCTCGAAGGCTGAGCCACCTTCCACTGCTTTTGAAAGAGCTTCTTCTTCGGATTTGGCCACGACGGTCCCGCAGAACATTGACGCGGACAGAATTCCTATGATGTTGTATTTCGGCATATCAGTCTCCTTCGAGGTCCGCTTCGAGGTCCGCTTCGATTTCCAGAACGTTTGCCAGCACCTTTTGCTGCAAGGCCGCAATCTCTTTGATTTTCTGACGCAGCCCGTCGATCTCGGCCTCTAAGTCCTGTAGTCTTTGCTCAAGTAGGTCCATCGTGTCATTCCCCTTCCTCGGCTATGGCGGTATCCTTTTTGACGAGTATCTCTGTTTCCTAGATGAGCTTGCCGTCCCGGTACTCGTTCCACCACCAGGAGCCGTCAGCTTCCAGTGCTACGCCCTCCTCGACCCATTCGGCCTGCCAGCGCCGGGCCGCAGCGCGCACCTTCCGTTCGATCTGCTCCAGGCGGCTTACCCACCAGTCCGGCGGTCTGCCCCACTCGTCCAGCACCACGAGCCAGTCACGGGTATCGCTGGCGTACGTGCCATTACGGGGATGGCACTCGACGCGGCACCAAGTACGCAGGCGTCCACAGCATATATCCGCAAGACTGTGCTCTTCTGCGATGGTGTCATGATCGTGTTTCGATTCGTCGGCGCCGGCAAGGACCTCCACCGTTTGCGTAACGATACAACTATAGGGGTCGCACATAGTTAGCTCCTTTCTCGCAATCGTTCGGACTCCCTTCTAGAAAACGAGCCGGCGCGGTGAGGCCGGAGTCTAGTCGAGCCCCACGCACGCCGTCGGCCTGTTGTGCTCACTACATCGACCAAACCGCATCAATCGCTTTTTCGGGCAAGTCGACAAAGTCCTCCAGGGTCCACGTATGAGAAATAACAAGCCCTGTCATGTCGGGTGAGTCGTCCGGTAGATGACCACGTGATACGGTTTGGGCGTTCGTATCGACCAGTAAAATCCGGTCGTCTCCATCGCAAGGCTCGGCTGAGATTCCAAACCCTGTTTCGTCCGTTTCCGTGCCGGCGACCATTGTGCAAAAGATAATTCGGGCCAGATAGCTCGGATCATTCCACCGCCAGTGTTTTGTCAGTGCGGTTTGCAGGATGCTCGGGATTGCACCACCCTCCCAATGGGAGTACAACCACACGAAATTATCTCCGTTTTTCACGACTACGTTTGCTCTATCGCCCATCGTTTTGGCTCCTACGGATTTAGCGGTTCAATTCGCTTTCTAGTCTCGCAACATATTCATTCCCGCATTTGTTTTGTGCGGCCGTCTTTGCGTCACGAAAGGTCTGTGCATATTGCAGACGGGTTGTGTAAGAGTTACTGCGCCCCGACTGCGACACGTACAGGTTATGCTTCTTGATTACATACATTGTTCGACTCCTACTCGGGTTTCATCTCTCAGCACAAGGCCAAATACGCAAACACGGCCAAAATCCTAATACAGCGCCAATCGGTTAGCGTGGTCATGGTTTGGACTCCTTAATTATGCTGATGGTCCCAGGCCCACTGAATCGTCACACAGTGGACGACCAGATAGGCCAGGATGGTCAAGGTTACGGATAGCATAGTCTGGGCTCCTTCAAGAAAGTCCGACTGGGCATAGCGGTGCGCCATCGGCCCGGCCAGAGCAATTAGGGCGCTAGTTTGATTTGCCGGCTTCTTTGGCCGCTTCAATACCCGCCAGGGCCATTGTAGCCAAAAAGGATTTCTGGCCGATCTGCTCCATACCACAATCACATGCGTCTTTGTAATCGGTGATTGCTTCTGGTAATTTGATCTCGCACCAAGACCGAACACACGCAAAAAGCGGCTCATCGTCCGCCGTCAGTTTGTGCTCTTTGAGATATGCACACGCTGCCCGAAGCGCTATTTTAACACACACTTGGCCGATATTGCTTGTCTCTGTTTCCATGTTTCCTATCTCCTTTTTGCAACCCTAATTGCATGTGCCAGCCGTGCGACCGACTATCAAGCCCCGCGACGGAATCGAACCGCCGAGCCACAAGCCCACTGCCGGTCAGTGCGGGGATACTGCGATTAGGAGTCTACGTTTTGCTTAGACGGAAACAGTGCCACTTTGTTTCCACAATCCCGCGTTTCTCAAGTCGCACAATCGCTTCTAAGGTTGCTCGATCTTTTGCGTATCCATGCCACCCGGGATATTTGGTGGCAAACGCTAGGGCGTGTTTCATATTGTGGCCGATGTGTTGCATGGTCTGGGCTCCTAATATGGGTTGTCAATCGTGCAACTGACTACACCTATACTATCGGATATAATACCGCCGACCATAACAAAATCTGCCCAATCAGCTATTATTTCTTAACTCTCGCTACCATCACACCTTATGACGATAAAACGAGAGAAATAAATATCACAATAACGCCAAACCGGGTCCGCTTAACCTAGTTTGCTAAACATAATCGCTATCGTGCTACCCGTAAAGACAGCCTATGACTAGCCTTACCGCTTGACGCACACGAATTAGAAACGAGTAACACATCATCCACTGCTCATATTAAAAAAACTGATACTACATGAACAACCGCTAATAATCGGCGTATATACACTATATGAATAAAGACAACACTACAACTGTAGAGAGCGCTCTACAATCGTTAACTCTAATGCAGCAACTGTTTGTCAATGCGTACCTTACGCCCGGAACCACCTATGGCAACGCTACAGAGTCGGCCTCAGTTGCAGGATACAAGGGTACTCGGACAGCCCTATCGGTAGTCGGCACGCGAAATCTAGCAAACTCTAGGATAGCTGACGCAATCACGTCACGTCGTAACCAATTTGCGAACGAGACCGACGATAAACGCCGTTTATGTGAGCAAAAACTCATAGACACAATAAATAGTGGGGATTTGCGGCCAGCCGAATTAGCGAGAGTAGTAGAGGTACTTGGTAAGATGTCAGGGTGGCACAGTCAGACGACCGTCCTGGAGACGAGGGATCGTCAGCAGCAGTTGACAGAGGCTGAGGCGGATCTAGCGAGACGCGCGGCCCTGGCGACGTATGAGCGGCAAGCATTGCCACCAGTCGTGGACGCTGAGATCGTAGACGAGAAGGTGGAGGAGCCCCACAATGATAACGATTGACGAGAAGCGTGCTATCATGCCTAAGACGTATCGCGCGTCCTACAACAAAGCCATGGCCGGTAAGAGCCGACGAGCCGCCATGCAATCCTTCTGCTATGAATGCATGGGATGGGTTCTAGGTGAGACCACCAAGTGTACTGACACCACATGCCCACTATATCCGTATCGGCCAACAACTGACGTCCCCCCCGACAGCTGTGAGAGCGTTCCCCAGTCGTAGGATGGATAAACTGAAGACCACCGGAAAAACTGGACGCACGATGATGTCAAACGCCAAACAGATCGAGTTAAACCGCCTGACGCTCGAGCGCACCCCTGATGGTCAGCCTAGCAGATGGGCGGCCCTATTCTCATATACGGAGGGGCATTACCCCCATTGCGTGGCGCGCGTCCCCTATATAAGCATGGAAAAATTTACAGCCAATTTCGGCAATGTCCTACTAACTTACTAGGTATTCAGCGTTCCAGAGGAGAGTAACCAATGAACCGACGTGAATTTGCTAAGTTGGCCACGATAGCGGGTATGGCATTAAAAGGGCGCGCAGCACAAGGAAAACCGGCTGACTGCCAGATTGATAAGACGAGGATAGAGGCGAAGCCGATTTACCAGCGGCTATTTAGGGTTGGGTCGCACATCGTAGTGGTCACACCGATCTTTATCAACTGTATCGGCAGGTTTGGCGAGTTGGTAGAAATGCAAGCAAGTCGGTGTAAGCCAAGCCCTGTGAGTCGGCATAGTTATGCGTCGCCATTTAGAGAAGCCGATTTGGGTAAGTTGGTGGGCCGGGCACGAAGTGATAGGCTATTGTATATTTACCACCCAACGATTGGGATGTGCAAAGTTTCAATTCAGTCGGATAGTGTGGTGGTGACGATAGAAGCCACGAAAGCTGGGCAGAAGCACAGAAACCGAATATCCAAGATGGTGGGAGAGTAACCAATGTGGGTAGCAATCCTATCACTAGGACTCATGTTGTCCTGTTTAGCCACCGGGGTAGCGATTATATGGGCTATGTGGCGCGTAGGCAATTGGATAGAGGGTAAGACGAAGTTGGACTATTATCAATCTTTGGTGGTAAGTGGGATTATGTTGGTGTGCCTTGAGTTGTATTTGGGCATAGTCACGTTGTGTATGATACGTCGCAGTATAGGAGAGTAATGATGATTCCCAATAAAATACAGCAGAGGGTGTTGGACGTTTCCGAAGAACAGCCTGTATGTGCGAAGGACAACGGTGTGGAGACACACAAGCTGATATGTCAAGTACTGGAAGACGCTGGTTTCCAGGATCGCATGGCAGACTTAATGATGTATGGAGAGTATTATGATTGACCAAATCGTAGCATTCAAGACGAGTAATGGGAAGTGCTTTGAAGATAAGGTGAGCGCGTATCAGGAAGAAATAGTGGCGATGTATCAGTTGTTGCCGAAAGTGGGTAAGCGGGGGTTTTCACTCGTCGAGATGGCAGGGCTCACGAGCGAGGTATCACAATGGAAAGATAGGGCTCGGGCGGTATTGCATCGGATGAATGAGGAAGTGGAGACGGATGATTGGTGTAATGGGTTGCGGAAGTCGTTTGGGCTCTTGGTGGGCGAGCTTGATACTTGGATCGAAGATGTGTGCAAATTTCAAGCGCAGATGAGGGGCGAAGTCGATCCCGATGCGAAGAAGGATATTGCCCATCGTAAGCAGGCGGTGTAGGTGGGTGACGGGTGGATATGTATGACTATCAGGGGAGCTTATAACGATATGAGAGTAGCTAATAATATGAGCAGATTGGAGCTTGGCGATGGTTTCGAGAGCTAAAATTCCCCCTAGTCAAATTGAGAAGCATGGTTTCAAACAAAGGGGTACGTTGCGGACGGGTATACCGCTGGACAAGGGACGTGTTTCGGATGCGTTTCGAGTGTTCAATGGGCCGGTGCGGATTATCTCTATGTTTATGGAGATAACGGAGGCGGTGCCGGCGGGGACGTGTAATATGTCCTGGGTGTTTAGGAGCGACGCCGGGGGGTATCGCGTTATCGGGGATACGGTGGATATTGCTCCAAGTGCCCTGGGCGACTTCTATGTAGCCGAGTTGGACGGTACGAATATCGTACAGGTGACCACTGGGACGGGGGCGATACACGGGTATTGGTATGAGGCGGCGACGGCGAATGGGACGATAGTGACACAGGGGGGGATCGATATCTCCTTCTCCGATTCGGCGATGTCAGCGGGGGAAGCAACGCTCTATGTGTATTATCAGCCGATTGTCAACAATGCGTGTATCGTAGCGGAAGATTGGCAGACAACGAGTACGACGTCGAGTAGTACAACTAGCACAACGAGTTCGAGTAGTTCGACGGCGAGTACGACATCGAGTACGAGTAGTACAGCGAGCACAAGTTCGACGGCAAGTACTACAAGTAGTACAAGTTCGACAGCGAGTACGAGTAGTACCAGTAGTAGTACCAGTAGCACATCAAGCACGAGTAGTACTTCAAGCAGTACGAGTAGTACAAGCAGCACATCAAGCACGAGTAGTACGAGTAGCTCTACGAGTAGTACGGCGAGCACGACAAGTACAACTACGACGTTTGCACCCCATCCTGGACCGTAGTGACAAATAAAAGTAAAGGATTGAAGACGATGAGTGAGGCAAAAGTGGCAAAGATAGTTTTGGGCATAGACGGGCAGAAGATAGAGTTGTCTCCAGAGCAGGCTAAAGAGCTGCGCAGTAGTTGTATAAGAGGTGGAGTGGGAGAGCCAGCACCACTGAGAGGCACCACCGCCGATGCCGTGGTGTACGATGAGATGGATCTTATGGGTGAATGACAACATTAGAGATTGCCAAATTACGTGTAAAGCTGGCTAACACCAATGACTGACATGACCCTAGCTAAGAAAATGGCTATAATCGATCCGGCGAGTTGGGCCGACGTGAACAGTATCCAACTGCAAAAGGGGGTATGGTCGTTTAAGGATCGGGCGTATCTGATCGAGCCGATGCAGGCGCATTTGAGAGAAGCGCCTAGACGGCGGTGCTTTATGAAGGCGACGCAGATGGGATTTTCAGAGTTGCACATTCTGAAGATTCTCTGGGGGTTGATTCACAAGTATTACCCAGCAGGTGTACTCTACTTGTTCCCCACGAAGAACGACGTGGGCGAGTTTAGTAAAGCACGGTTTGGTCCGTTGATTCGGGCGAATCCGACAGCGATAGGCCAGTATGTGAAGGATGTTGCGAGTAAGACGGACACGGTTAGTTTGAAGAAAGTGGGAGATGCGTTTCTATATTTGCGGGGTGGCAGCCTTACCAAGCACATGGAAGCGGGGGTGCAAGAGAGTGCGGCGTTGAGAGGAATTACCGTGGACGGAGTCGTCTATGATGAGCTGGATCTGATGGACGAGGATGTGATTCCGAAGGCAGAAGGTCGAATGGGCGATAGTGAGATAGCGGAGCAGTCGTTCATCTCGAATCCCGTGCTGCCAGATAAGGGGATCGCATCACTCTATGACCAAAGCGATCAGCGACATTGGTTTAGGACGTGTTTGAAATGTGGGTATAAGACGTGTGCAGAGTTGGAGTTTCCAGATCTGATCGGGCAGAAGAACGGGAAGGGCTATGTCGCGTGTAAGAAGTGTGGGAAGCCGACGGATCCAAGATATGGATCGTGGGTGCCAGCGGTTAGGGATAACTCAGATTACATGTGGGGGTATCAATTAAGTCAGTTGACGAGCGTGAATCGTGACCCGTATCAGATATTGGAAGAGTATACGAATCCGCCCGACGGCAATCTGGGGGATATTGTTAGGCTGAAGTTGGGTTTGCCCTATGTCAGTAGCGAGGATAAACTCACGAGCGGACAAGTCCTGAGTTGTTGTGGGTCAGAGGTTATGCGGAATGGACATCCAGGGCCGTGCGCAATGGGCGTAGACGTGAAGAGGCACAAGAATGTGGTGATTGGTATTCGTGTGGGGGAAGATCGGTATCAAGTGCTAAGGGTTGCACGGATCGGCACGGGGATAGAGGCGTGGACTGATATATTGCAGATGGCCAAGCGGTTCAATGTCAGAAGTGCGGTAGTGGATATTAGACCCTACGAGGATGCGGCGAGGCAGTTTCAAAAGCAAGCACCGTTTAAGACATGGTTGTGTCAGTATTCGGAGAGTACTCCTATGGGGACACAATACAATAGCAGGAGTGGAATTGTGACTGTGAATCGGACGGAGATATTGGATGCGACGCATCGGTTGATATCGAATGAGCGGCAGTTGGAGTTACCGGCGAGTTGTCCCGAGGTGAAGCAGTTTGCGTTGGAGTGTTCTAGTATTGCAAAGGTGGCGGAGGTTAATAAGAAGACGGGGCAGTCGGTCTTTCGGTATCATAAACTTAGTACAAATCCTGATGACTATCGGCATGCGCTCAACTACTTCTATCTGGCGGCTAGTGGGGGGCGTGTGGCTACGGTAGGTGGGAGTGGGAGACGAACGAGTCGGCCGAGGTTTGCTAAGAATGAGTACGCGCGGTGTTAAAGAGGGGAGTCGTGATGGCTAATCTGACGAAGAAGCAGCGGGAGGGGCAAGAGAAGATCAAGGCGAAGATCCGGGAGGCACATGCGCGGGGCAAGTGCGATAAGGATGGGAATCCAATAGAGAAGCGTGTGTATGGTGTGGGGCATTTGAATTGGGCACCCGTCACGTGGGGGGAGCAGCGGTTGAACATATGGCCGCGCGATGCGGATGGGAATCTAATCGATGACTGAGCCCACAAAAAGCATTGAAGAGATTATACAGGAAATAGAAAGACTCGACGGCATGAAGAGGCAGTGTGATAAAGCTATCATGTTTTCGTTGCTTTGTCTGGGCGCTATTGCGATACTATTGGTGGTGTGCTTGTGAAGATTAGGACGAGCCAAAATGCGGAGGACGTGCGGGAGCTGTTCACACGGTGGCGCGATATCTGTTTGGCGGATGAGTTTGGTATTAGCGCAGACGTGGAGGTGGTGATAGCGGACTTGGCGAAGTGGTTGGCACACACGGAGGGTACGATATTACTGGCTGAAGAGGAGGGGAAGGCGATTGGCTTTCTAGCGATCTTCTCCGTGATGAGCAATGTTGGGCATGACAAGTTTGCCCTGGAGAAGTATTGGTATGCAGAAGAGGGGTATGGGTTGTGTGGGGCGCACTTGTTCGTGGCGGGGAGAGCATGGGCGCGGTCGCATGAGTGTAAGAAGTTGATGGTGGAGATATCGAGCATGTCGTCGCAGCATTACCAGAATGCGGTCAGGTTTTGCGAGAAGATGGGCATGAAGTTGTTTGAAACTACGTACATGTGTGATGTGAGTGAGGATTGATATGGGCAGTGTAATGGATAAGTGGTTTGGAATGGATCCGCCAAAAGAGCCTACTCCTCCCTCTCCACCACCTAAACCGGAAGTAGAATCGGCAGATGATATTATGAAGAGGATGAAGAAGACGAAGGGGAGAGCCGAAACTATTATTGCCGGTGATCTGGTTCCGATGGATATTGGCAAACGTTCCTTATTGGGGTAAGTTATGGCTGACCAACGAGCCAAAGAGATAGTAGCACTGCGAGACCGTGAGAAATCGCGGCAGCAGAATTTTCGTAACTTGTGGCAATCGGTTGCCGATTTGATGTTCCCACAAACCTATGGCATTACGACTCAGAGAAGTCCGGGCTGGGAGTTGATGCAGAACCTGTGGGATACGACGGCGGTGGAAGAGTTGGAGAATATGACGAGCGGCCTCGTGACGAATCTATTTCCAGCAGGTCAGCCCTTCTTCTCCGTAGTGCCGATGGGCGAGATTGATGATTATGATGTGAAGCGGTATTTGTCTACTGCCACTGAGAAGACCCATGAGGAGATGTTTAATAGTAATTTTATTGAGCAGTGCTCGAATACGGTGAAGTACTGGGCGGGGTTTGGGACAGGAGCGCTCTACTCTGATTGGACGGTAGCGGATGGATTGAGTTACCGAGATTACTCGGTGGGCACGTATCAATGTTTGGAGAACAGTCGTGGGCTCATCAATACGATCATCGTGTCGTGCCCCATGACAGCGCGGCAGATCGTTGAGAAGTTTGGTGAGAATAGCGGAGAAGCCGTGTTGAAGGCAAATGGAGTGCCGGAATCTTGCGAAGACGTGTTTGAGGTTATACATATTGTTAGACCAAGGAAGGAGTATGACGAGAGTGAAGGAGTTCGGCGGGCAGATCGTATGCCGTTTGAAAGTCTATACGTGCAGGAGAAGGACCAGATTATCTTGGAGGAGGGGGGGTTTGATGAGTTTCCGTTTGTCGTGCCAAGATATGAAGTGATGTATCGGGAGGTATATGGACGCGGGCGCGGGACGATGATGTTGCCGCAGGTGAGAACGATAAATCGGTTGGCAAAAGATTATCTGGAGATGTCAAACAAATGGGTCAACTCACCGAAGGAAGTGTTGGAGTCGTTCGATGGGGAGGTGGACGTGACACCGGGGGCGCTCAACTATGTGAGTGAGATGGGATCGATAAAGGCGATAGACATGGGTGCTAATGGGATGTACCCAGTGACGAAAGATATATTGGAGTATCATAGAGAGACGATTCGGCAAGGGTTCTTTAAGAATGCGTTTGAGCCGATTACACCATTGAGTGGGGATAGAAGGAATACGACAGAGATAATCGAGAGGCTCAAAGAAGGTATGAAGCGGTTGAGCAAGCCACTGGGGCGGCTGTTTACCGAGTTTGTGACGCCGTTGGTGACACGCTCGGCGTTGTTGTTGATTCGGAATGGTGTGATACCGCCGCCGCCGGAAGCGTTGCAGGGCACGCCGCTGAAGATTGAATTGATAAATCCGCTCGCGTTGGCACTCCGAGACCAGCAATCGAGGGGCTTGCAAATGTGGGTCACGGCGGGAGCGAATATGGAGCAGACGTTCCCCGGTATTACCGACAACGTGGATGCGGATAAGGCGTTTCGTGATTTAGGGATATCGTTCGGCGTGAAGACGGATCATATTAGGCCAGTGAGAGAGAGGGATCAGATGCGAAAAGCGGAAGCTGAGGCGGCGCGGGAGCAGCAAGAAATGGCGGCGCAGATGGCCAACGCACAAACGTATAAAGATACGGCGAAAGCACCGGATGATGGCAGTCCGGCACAACAGCTGACGGGAGCGTAATGATGAAAAGGGATACGATGCAGCAGGATGAGATTGAAGAACTAGAGAGTCTTGCGTTGATTGGGCGGCAAGTGTATTTCGTCATGTGTCCGGCGATTAAGGGACAGATCACAGCGGTGCATGTCTTTAGAGCAGGGCGAACCTTCACCGTAACATGGATTACCGATGAAGGGGCGAGTTCAATGGATGTGGATGGATATCAGATTCGCTTTAGTGAAGAGGCGGTCTAATGCTGCGATGGAATAAGCAAACGGTTATTGATTATCATGTGACGTTTAACAGCGAGCATGGTAAGCGGGTGTTGAACGACCTCCGAAAACGATGTCCATTCCTGTGTGATACGATCAATACAGCTAATGGGATAGATGTGAATAAGTTGCTGTACTTGGAAGGACAGAGGAGTATGTTGCTGCACGTTTATCGGATGCTGAAGAGGGATCCGAATGAAGAGGTGCCAACTAAAGCCATTAATAGGAATAAAGTAGGAGAGTCCCAAAATGCCTGATGTGATTATTAGTGATCCAGTGAATGCGACACCAACCGTATTGGCGGATGTACCCACTACGCCGACGACGCCAACGACTCCCATTGAGCCGGTAACACCGACCGTACAAGCGGGTAGTGACGTAGTGATAGACACGCCTAAGCCGTTGGTGGGCGCGGATGGGAAGTTCAGTGAAAGTTGGCGAGATGGATTCTCGGAAGACGTTAGAGACGCGGCGTGTTGGGAGAATGTGACGGACTTGGAGAACATGGCCAAGCAGTTCGTCAATCAGAGGTCCGCTATCGGCAAGGATAGCATTGTCATGCCGAAAGAGGGTGCGGAGCCGGAAGAATGGAACACGTTCTACAAGGCGATTGGTCGTCCCGATGCGCCCACGGAGTACCAGTGTGATGTGCCCAATGAGCTTAAACCCATCTTCAGTGATGAGCGAGTGGGGAAGGCACGCGAATTGGCACACAAATTAGGGATCTCAAATGCACAATTCACTGCTTACATGCAGCATGAAATGCAAGAAGCGGCGGTTCTACTGGAAACGAAAGCGACCGAAGAAGGAAGAGTAAAGCAGGCGGCGGAGCAGGCGTTGCGGACGGAGTATGGAGCGGCGTTCGATGAGCGAATGCACGTAGCGAAGCGGTTGGTTGCTGAAGCGATTCCCAATGAAGAGGGGCGTATGGCGTTCCTGGAGAAGTTTGGCAATGATACGGATTTTATTCGATTCGCATCCGTGGTAGGAGCGAGGTTGGTAGAGCATAAGGCTCTCGTTGCGAATCTTACGGAAGACGCACCAGGGGATGCGCTACACCAAATCAAAGAACTACAACGCAAGCCCGGCTACATGAGTGCGGATAGTACTGAAATGACCAACGATGAACGGGAGGCAATCACGGTAAAGATCCGTGATCTCCATAAGATAGCTTACCCCACGACGCCGAATACGCGTTTGGGATAGCCGTGGATAAGCGAATAGGTACACGTCGAATGCTGTCAGAATTCGACAGTATCTTATAAGCCCCATCGCCTATCGGGCGTAAAGCGAAGGCATTGGACCATAGTGTTTATGATAATCCTGCCGCTCTAATGTAGACACTATTTAGAGGTGTTTATTATGAGCTTACCTAGCACGATTGACGTTGCTTTTACACAACAGTATGGCTCTATGCTCTATATGCTTTCGCAGCAGAAAAAGAGCAAGTTTGCTCCTCGTGTACGCAATGAGACGATTAGGGGCGCTAAGGATGGTTATTTTGATCGTCTTGGCGAAGCCGAAGTGGAAGACATTACCACGCGGCACCCCGATACGCCTCTCAACGAGATACCGAATTCTCGTAGACGGCTCACGATGACGGACAGCCATACCAATAGCTTTATTGACCATCAGGATCAGCTAAAGATGCTGATTAACCCGCAGAATCCGTATGCCCAAGCACAGGCAATGGCTTTGGGGCGCAAGATCGATGACAAGATCATCGCAGCGGCGCTCGGAAGTGCAGCCGCCGGTGTGGATGGGACGACTTCTGTGGACTTCAAAGATGAGTCGATAAGCATCAATGGCGATGGTACGGTAACGACTCTTGGTACGCTTGCTGCTGTTAAGACGGTTGCGATTATGAGTTTGGCGAAGATTCTAACCATGAAGCGTTTGTTCGACGATGAGGATGTTGACGAAGATGCGAAGTTGCATTGGGCTGTCAGTCCGAAGGATGTTCAGGATATGCTGGATATCGAAGAGCTGAGCAGCGCTGATTACAACACGGTTAGAACGCTGGCTCAGGGGAATATCGAGACCTTTATGGGTTTTGAGTTCTTCAAGACTACGCGATTGACCGAAGACGCAGTGACCAGTACCGCACATCGAACCTTCGCTTGGGTTGCTGATGGGGTTATTTTCGGTTCTGCCGAGGGTATCTACAATCAGATTTCCGAGCGTGAGGACAAGAGTTATACCACCCAGGTGTATTCTCGCATGAGCAATGGCGCGGTCCGTATGGACGGCGACAAGATTCACGAATGTCTTAACAAGATCGCTTAACCTCCGTTGAAAGGAGCACAAAATGGGTACTCCACTTGAGGCTGGTAATTTCCAGCTTGAGGTTCCGAGTTATCCTCGTGTCCTGATTAATGGTGCGCTAGGCGAACCGAAACAGGGCATTTACGAGACTAGCTCGACGCAAGAGTATGAGCATGGAACGAAGTTGACTTATCCGGATGGGCGGGTTTTCCGCTATGCGGAGAATGGTGCGGTAGCTCTGACTAAGGGCTTGATGACGACTAGCGAAGCACTGTATTCTCGGGCGACAAATGAGGCGCAGAGCACTTACGGTACGAGCGCTAGTGTGGGCGATGTCGAAATCGATGTCGATGTAACCACGGGTGGTACTTGGTCAGACAATGCGTATGCTGGCGGCTATGTGGTCGTCAACGACGAGGATGCTGAAGGCGACATCTACCGGATTTTGGCGACAGAGATCAATTCCAGTGACGACACGCTTCTGCGAGTTCGGCTTGAGACACCGATTCGCACCGCGTGGGCCGCTGCGACTGAGATCACATTCGTCAAAGCAGCCTGGAAAGATGTTGTTGTCATGCCGACTACGGCTGAAGGCACTTCGGCGGGTGTACCGCTGGTCACGATTGCAGTTAGCTATTTTGGCTGGTTGCAGACGGGTGGCTACTGTCCGATGAAGGTTGATGATGGCGACACGATTGTTAAGGGCGAGCCTGCGGGTAAGCCTGGAACACATGGAGTCGCTGGTACTGTTGGTTTGGTGGCCAATGATGGAACCGATCTGGTCTATGGCGTAACCGTGTATGCGGCTGCGGCTGGCGAGACGGCCATCGTGGACTTGAAATTAGACAGTTAACCTCTAGAATAGTAGGGGCGGGGTCAAACTCGCCCCTGCTATATAAAGGTGGTAATCGTGGGACCGACCGAAGTCTGTAATCAAGCGCTAGCTCGCCTCGGTGGTAGGCGGATTAATAGTTTTGATGATTCCAGTGACACTAAAACTGAAGCCGTCTATTGTAGGCTCTTTTACGAGCAGACGATTCGCGCATTGCAGAGGTCGCATCTGTGGAGATTCGCCAAAGCTCGTGTCCAACTGTCTCAAGACACGACAGATCCGGAATTCCAGTGGACGTACGCCTACCATCTGCCCGCTGACTTCCTCCGTCTTATTGGTGTGTACAGTGGAAGTGATTTGCTGGATGGCCGCACCTATTATAGTTATGAGTTGGAAGGGGTGCGGCTTATGACAGACGAGAGTACGGTGTATTTGAAGTACATCAAGTGGGTGCCGGAAGTGCCTAGCTGGGATGCGTTGTTTACCGATTTGGCCATTTTAACATTGGCGCGAAAGTTGGTCATCCCCCTATCGCAGGATTTGAAATTGAAGCAGGATGTGGATAAGGACTTTGTGCTGCTGGAAAGACGAGTACGGGCAATGGATCGCAATGAGATGAGTCATATGGGACGGGAAGATTTAAAAACGTGGCAAGACGCTCGATGGAATGATAAGGCTTAGACGAATTACAGGAGAGTAATATGAGTAAGCAAAAACACATATCCCCTTGGAAGGATAGTCAGGTATCACAGCTAACTAAGTGGCTTCAGTTAATTTACACTGCGGCATCTAATGGGCAGTACGATTGTGAAGAGGAACTACAGTTGGAATACTGGCCCGCTGTTTCTAGTACGATTGCTCGGTACATATTGCCCCCAAACAAGGACTACTTGGTTATGTCTAGGAATGCTGATAATTATGTGACGGTGGAAATGGCAGCTACGCGTCTAAAGTGCAACTGTTTGCCAGAAGAACTTGGTCTTTAGCAGGAGAGTAAAAATGAAACAACATGAGAAGTATGGGCTCTGCCTAGACGCCGGCTCCAGCATTGGTACGAAGAGGCCGGCGCCAGGGTTTAGCGCCTATTGTGATGTGATTGTGCCGAGAGAAGGCGACATCGTACCGGAGAATTATCACACGGCTCCGCTAGAGGATATGAGTTGCTTCAGTGATAAACAATTTGATTGGGTCCGATGTCACCATGCGATTGAGCATACGTATGATCCAGATAAGGCGTGTCGTGAGTTGATTCGTGTAGGCAAAGCAGGGATTATCTCCTACCCCCCGATGTGGTCGTGTATGTTGTTTGGGAGGAGGGATCACAATTGGTTCGTGACGGAAGATCATGGAAGACTGGTGTTTATCAAAAAGAGACACGCCAGTTACGGGGTACCGAGGTGTGAAGTGGGCACCGAGTTGAATCGCAACTTCGAGTGGAAAGACTCGTTCAAATGGCTAGTCGTAGAGTAGTGGTGAATGGTGATGAGTAATACAAACAAAACAGGATTGGTATTTGATGTAGGAGCATATCGTGGTGACAAAACAAAGTCCTATCTATTACAAGGACACAATGTAGTCAGCTTCGAGCCAAATCCAGTCTATGCTGCAAAACTACGTAGCCGTTTTAAGAAAAACGTAACCGTAGTTGAAAAGGCTGTTGGTTCCTTTGGTGGGACTGTAAAGCTGATGATATGCTCCAGAGCAGCAACAATATCTACTTGTAGTCCATTGTGGAAGACCGGGCGATTTGCTCAATATAAATGGGATAAAGAGATTGATGCTGAGCAAATAACGCTTGATACTGCAATATCCGAATATGGTAAACCAGACTTTATTAAAATAGATGTAGAGGGGTATGAGTACGAAGTGCTTAAAGGTCTGAGTTCTTACGTTTGTGAGCTGTCATTTGAGTTTGCCTGTGAATTTCAATCTGCTATATCAAAATGCGTAGAAAGATTAGTTGAACTTGGATATCGACAGTTTAGTTTCAAAAACGCAAAGCAGTCTAACCTTTACATCTCATGGGGAAGTTCTTTTGAAGCGATAGATGCACTCGGTAAAATGCCTGTATGCACATGGGGAGATGTTTATGCTAAATGAGCCAGAAATGAAACCCTCTATTGCACATAGACTGACAAACGGTAAGAAAGACAAACTACAACCACGTAGACTCAAACTGAAACCCCTTGATAGGGATGTCGCCAAAGAGAATTTACTCCTAATGAAAGAAGTTCTGGACCGGCGTAACATCAAATTCTGGCTGCTATATGGAACTCTTCTTGGGGCAGTTCGTGATAAGAACTTTATTGCAGGAGACAATGATATAGACCTCGGTTTCTATTACAGTGATGCGGAAGAAGTATATAACGCACTATTGAAACTACAAACTCTTGGTTTCAACATATTTCGTGTTACCGCAGATAGTACGTTCGTCCAGATTAGCCGAAACGGGGTTTATATTGATATAGTTCTATGGAATCAGGAGCATGAAACTATGTGGAGGTGTGGTGATTATTACGAACCGCACAACTTCTTTTCCGAATTTATAGAATGGCCGTTCCTCGATACTACATTTCTCATCCCAAAGAAATATGAGGAGTATCTAAGAGTACACTACTACGGCGAAAATTGGAAAATACCAGATCCTTCGTGCAAACATGCAAAAGTGTGTAAAATCAGCAAGAGGAGTAGGGACGCATGATTATCGTATATTCATCTTACGTGCTTGACATAGTTCATAAAGGACATCTTGAAATGCTACGAAACGCTAAAGCTGTAGCTGGCAGAGATGGCAGACTCATAGTAGGAATACTTACCGAGGCGGCTTGCTGCGAAAAGAAGCCCGCGCCCATAATGCCATTCGAGGAGCGAGTAGAGCTTGCTCGCAGTATAGAGTGTGTAGATTTGGTAGTAGCACAATCAACCTATTCTACACTATCGAACATACAATCCATTAAACCTGATATACTAATGGAATCCTCATCACACGAACCAGATCCAGATGTCATATCCGCTATGAATAGGTTAGGTGGAAGAATCATCTGCATACCCTACTTTCCAGACCACTCTTCGACTAAAATTAAGGAACAGATTAGATGATAGATACTCATCGCAAATCAATGCTCAAAAGTATAGTCTGGAGAGTGATAGGTGTATTCTGGCTTGCCGGTATAACATACGCTGTCACTCGTAGTTGGATACAAATGTCTATAACTACACTCATTCACCATGCTGTTTTTCTCGTAGTATTCTATCTCCATGAGCGTGCGTGGGTTAGGTCGAGGATGAGGCCAAAAGTTAAGTATGCTGTAAAAGCATTAACATACGAGGTTGTACTTGGAAACCTGATTCTCGGGCTGATAACCTATGCAGTGATACGCAATCCATATCATATGACGCTCGTGACTGGTGTTTATATACAGTCCAAACTTGTTCTATACTTCTTTTACGATTGGCTGTGGTCGCGGAAAAGCTGAGCATGCGAAGGATACATCCACAAATGGAGAGAAGAAATGGATAGAATAGAGTGGGACAAGCACTGGATTGATAGTGTTGATATATATCTTAGAAATAAAGACCTGGCAAGGCTTCGCCCTGTATTAAGGACATATCTTCACGGAAAGATAGCAGACATAGGATGTGGAGTTAATACAATATACAGTCCTGAAAATGATATAACAGGTGTGGATATAAGCCCAGAATGTGTCCGAATAATGTCTGAGAGGTATCCGTTTGGGAACTGGGTTGTCGGCGATGTAAGAAATACAGGATTACCAGAAGCTGCTTACGATACGGTGGTCTGCAGCCACGTACTCGAACACTTCTACGACCAGACACCTATTGTAGAAGAAATGAAACGCATCTGCAAGCCGAATGGAAATATTGTCATAGTTGTGCCAAGAAGTTCTAAAGGTCCAGATCATGTCCATCCCAAGTGGGGTCCTGCCAGAATAGAAGATAGAATAGCCTGCCATCTCAAAGATGCAGAGTATGTACACCGTGCCAGAGCACACTGGATAATTACAGGAAAGAGAACATCTACAGTATCTGTAGTTACTATAGCGTGGTCGCCTAACGCTGCCAGGATGAAGGTTATGAAAGAGAGTGTGCAAAGCTTACACTCAGCAACAAAGTACCCTTATACATGGGTAGTAGTGGATAATGGTTTTGAACAGCAGACCACATTCATAAACTCACTATCTCCTGATGTTCACATAATAAATAAGAAGTTGCACAATCCGTCACAGTCACGAAACATGGGCGCTTTCGCCACATCAAGCGACTATATAGCATTCGTTGATAATGATGTGTTGTTCTACGAAGGGTGGCTCGAAGAAAGCATAGCTATACTTGAACGGTATCCTGATAGGAAGTTTATCGTATCGTTGACAGGTTGTCCTGTTATGAGGAGACCTAAACACCAGGCGGGAGAGATTGACGAATATAAGTTATCTAGGTTTTCAGGAAGTCTGTGTTGGGTAATGAAAAGACGCTCATTTTTAGAAATAGGAAGATGGAATGAGACTGACACTAGCGAGGATGTGGACTACTCAAACAGAGCAAGAGAAGCTGGATACCTGTTTGTGTATCGTGATGGACCTCCATATGTAAAGCATCTTGGGCGTCGCAGGACACGCGAAACTGCTGATAGATTTGTAGACGGTGTGTGGAAAAAGCCTAGAGCTTCTTCAAAGTCTGTGGAAGGGAAGAAGCGGGCAATGCTTGTGCAATATAGCAATAAGTTCAATCTGCGGGTATTCGTGGAAACAGGAACATACAAAGGTGATACCGTAAAGGCTATGCTTTTGAGTAACCTGTTTACCGGCATATATAGTGTGGATAATGATGTTGTTCGCGCATCTAAGGCTAATCGTAGGTTCAGGTCATTTCCACATATACACTGTGCACATGGTGACAGTTCCGTATGGATGCCTGAAATACTCAAACAAATTAGCGAACCCACTCTGTTCTGGCTGGATGCCCACGCATCATATGAGCAGGTGCAAAAGTTGGGCGTTAAGACGCCGCTGCTGGATGAGATAAAAGCAATAGTATCACATAGGACAGATCATGTTATCATTATAGATGATGCTAGATATTACGATGGCAGTCTTAAAGACTATCCTGATATCAAACAGATAAAAGAGTTGTTACCGTCAAACTGGCAATGCGAAGTGGATAACGATATTATTAGGTGTCACCATGTTCTCAGTTAGGAAGTTTAACGGGAGGTTTGCAAATAAAGTGTTGCTGTATGCGACGCTTAGAGAGCGGGCACACTTCCCCGATAACTATCAATGCGTATCATGGGTTGGGCAACAGTTGTTTGGCTTAGACGATCCGCCAAGAGAGGGGGCGTCAGATCAAATAGTGCACTACCCACTCCACAGCGATGGGTATAGCAAGCAAAAGATGCAGAGACTATTTCAGCCGACCGATAAGGTGAGGCAGTTGGTCTCACCCACGATTGACAATCTGCGCGAGGCAGGGCATACGCTTATTGGTGTACATCTACGGCGGGGTGACTATGGTACATTTAGGCGGTACAGTGCTCGGTGGTGTTTTATCGCGCCGTGCATTTGGTATGTGGAGTGGCTCAGAGCGAATCTGCGTCGCTTTCATAAGCCGATTATCATATTGACGAGTGATGAGATTGAGAAGGTGGAGCCTGAGTTTCAAGAGTTTGATATTTGTGACGATGAGGGGGGCACCTAAGTATGCGCCATACTATGCAGACTATTACGCGCTAACCCAGTGTGATGTTATGCTGATATCGAATAGTACGTTCAGCTTTACCGCATCCATGATAAACAAACGAGCGAAGGAGTTCCATCGCCCACGATTAGGTGTACAAAAGTTAATCCCGTACAACCCTTGGGACGCACCGATTGTGTTGAAAGATGAGCGATACCCATGAGTGATACGAGTGTAGTACTAATCTCTTGGTCGCCTAACGAATATAGGCGTAAGCTATTACAGCAGTCGTTGGCCTCGATACGCGAGCACACTTACATGGATCACACGCTCATCGTCATCGACAATGGGCCGATAGAGCAACGTGAGATTATCAAGGATGCGGAGCCTGATATCCACATTATCAATGATATTAATAAAGGGGTTGGTGTCAGTCGTAATCAAGGGGCGCGGTTGACCAAGAGTGAGTTCATTGCGTTTGTTGATAGTGATATTGGATACTTCCCTGATTGGCTCGCTAAATGCGTAGACGTGTTGGAAAAGTATCCGGACAGGAAATTGATTGCCAGTGCGGTAAAGAACAAGCCTATGCGATTGCCAAAATATGATAGGGGTCCGCTAGGTGAGTATCATCTATATGGTCGTTGTGCAGGTATGGCAATGGTAATGCGGAGAAGTGCTTATAATGAGATCGGGCACTTCCACGAATTGAAGACCAATGTGGGACATCAATTTTGTGCAGCAGCCAAGCGATGTGGGTATATGTTCGTACATCACCCCGAGTGGGCAGGTCGTCATTTAGGCAGGAAGTCGGCGTATCATTATAAGAAACAACAGTTCTTACCGGAAACCGGTGAGTGGGTTAGTAGAAATAGATTAGCATAACAGGAGAGCAACCAATGACACAAGAGAAATGGGCACCAGCCACGATTCCCGACTGGGACGGAAAGACCGAAGTTTCAGTAGTCATTCCGTTTTGTAATGAAGGACCCAACGTCGTCTTTACGATTCAGTCGATTATCGAAGAGTTGACCGGGTTTTGCAAATTTGAAATTCTAGCGATTGATAACCAATCGGATTGGTATATTGATTGCTCGGTCAAGAATGAGCATATGCCGTTGATGGATGGCAAGGAACGTAAGTATCCCATTCGGTCACGTGCTTTCTTTGAAGGGCCACCCAACTCAAAGCGTGCCGGTAGTACGATCAGTACTATGTTCTTCCGTAAAGGTGTGGTTAAGTATCTCAAGTACGACCAGAAGCAAGGCCACTGGAATGCGAAGAATCATGGAATCGCCAACAGTCGGGGTAAGTATCTCTTCTTTGTGGACGCCCATTGCATTATGGCGAGAGACTCGCTGCGACATATGGTAGAGTTCCTGCGCCACCCGCCGGAGAAGAAGATTGGCGGTGTCCACGCGTACATCAACTATATGCTGGATTCGCGGTCACTAGAGTACCGCCCACAGAAGGACAAGTTTTTTGGCTACCAATTCTGCACCCACCAACAGGAAGAGTATTACGAAGGGGGGAAACGGAAATTGCGCTTCCCCACGAAAGCGTATAAGGTCTGTGTTATGAGTACATGTGGCATGATGTGTCCGAGGACGGTGGTACAGGAGTTGGGCGGTTGGCACCCTGAGTTCGGTATCTACTGCGGTGGTGAAGGGTATATGAACTTTAAGCAAAGCGTTTGTGGCTATCATCACTGGATCGAGCCAAAAGCCGTTTGCTGGCATTGGGCGGAAAAGCGGGGCTATATCTGGAACCATCGTGATTACGTGCGGAATGAGCAGATTGCAGCTTTCGTCTGTGGTGGGGAACGAGCGTTGCAGTTTTGCGTAAAGGGTCGCGGGGGTAATCAAGGGTTGATTGATCTGGCTGACGACGTGCGCGAAAAGTGTACCCCGGAACGAGAGTTTATAGCGGAGAGACAATTGGAAGACCTAGAGTCCTACTTTGACCGCTGGGTTGCAACCCCTGGAGTATGGAAATGATTATCACCTCCATAGACAACGAGTCCACTGTAACGGGGAGTAGTGAGTACGGTGGGGAGGCTGTGCTCAACGTCAAGGAGGCGGCTAACACAGCCCTATTGCAGGAGATATTACACTCGCTTAACAAAATTGAATATCATCTGTCGCTGATGACGGATGCAGATTTGGAAAAAGGAGCCCTATAATGCCTACTATCAATGATGCCAATGGACAACCGGCGACCATAAGCAGTGAAGGTCGTTTAGCAATCGACGGGGTGGCCCAATCTCCCGCCCTGCACAACAATGCTCGTCATGGTGACACGTTCTCCATCCTGGTAGACGTGACGACGGCCTCAACTGACGATGATTTCTTCTACCTGCTCAATAACGAGGACGAAGATATTATCATCTACCGCATTGAAGGGTGGTGTGATGATGCGAGTCAAGAGATTAAGATTCTGCTCGGTGCATCAGATGCGGGTACGGCAGCAGGCGATACGCTAACGCCAGTGGCTATGAACGCAGGGAGTGGGGTAGTGCCGGATATCACCTGTACGCAGGACGCAACGGATCTGGCGATTACGGGTGGTAGTGCAATATCGCTATTGAAGTTCAACGCAGTGGCACTACAGCCGGGCATGTGGAACTACTCAGAAGGCATTGTGTTGCCTAAGAACAAACGGCTTCACATGGAAGCGGCGTTGGCCGGGCTTATCAACCTGAATATCTACTTCTACTTCGATCATACGACTGAATGACAGCTTGAGGCCCTACAATGATTAAACATATGATCGCTGGTCCTAGTGGACTACCCACCGCTGTGGTGGATGGTGTTGAGCCTAACTCACTCGTCGTGGCGACGCGCCCGCTGAAAGAGTTTAACAGCACGACCATCTTTTTCACTAATGAAACGCATGGTGCGGCCTTAAACGTAGATGCGACAGCCGGCGGTAACGCGGACGAAATCCACGATGGGACGGATAATCCCTATTGGACAGGTTCGACGATTAGCGGAACATGGACGTTTGATGACGCGACGTATAATCATACGGGGGGCGGCGCAAAATCAGTAGACGCAAGTGCAACAACCGGTGGCGATGAAGCGTTGTTTACGCGGGGCGTACCCATGGACATCAGCGGCTACGTCTCTCTATCCGGGTGGATCTACATTACCAAATGGGGCGCTACGGGTACGAAGCATGTGGAAGTGCGCGCTAGACTCGCCGGTGTCAATGTGGGCACGGCAGTTAACATTGATGATTATGTGGATACGGGAACGCTGGGCGCGTGGTTGAAGTTTGTCATTCCGAAGGGAGCTTTAGGACTGGGCACACAAACCATTGACGAGTTGGTCGTCCACACGGTTAATGCGGGGGGCGTATCGCCTGACTACTATCTGGATGACCTACAATGGGAAGAGACAGGATCGCCTTTAATTTATTATGTTAGGCCAGCCCACGACACGTTGTTGTATGTTACTAAGATGAATATCTTCTACGCCGATGCGTATACGGGGATTATCACTGTAGCGGGGGCGACAGAGAACGCTACCATGCCGAGCATTCCGTATGACGGGTTTCTCAATGTTAGTGCGCTCAGCGCCGGTGTTGTCTACCAGAGACATGCTGGGAGTAAGGTGCTTGTTAGCTTTCCCATTAAACAGCAAGGTGATCTAATGTCTTTCAACGGTGCGGCGATGACGGGATATGGCTCGGATGGGGTCAACTCTTGGGTCTCTACGATGGTGGCCTATGATACGCCTATTATTTTGAGGCCAGAGAATGATGACTATATGTCGTTAACCTTGTCTGATGATCTGTCCGGCCTGCTTGATCTGAAAGTCAGCATTGGCGGCTATGTGGAGCAAAGGTAAATAACAGTTAGCAATAATAGGAGTTTAGATTATGGCCATTACGTGGAAGATTGATACTACTAATGTGAATGTGAGCAGTGGACGAGCGACCATCAACTTTACACGAACGGACACGGAGAGTGCGCTTGCGCCCCAGAATTATCGGTTCCAAAATACGCCCATCGACTCGGGGCCGGAACGAGCGGCGCTACTCAACACAGTGAAAGGAAAGGTAGAAGAGGATGCCGACCACGATGCGGCGGTAGATGCGGTCATTACCGATTTGGAGCAGACGGGAATTAGTCATTTGGAAGCGTGGGAAGCAACACGCTAATAGAAAGGATGGTGTACCATCGCTAATACAGGATATGATTATGGAGCATGGGCATTTGTGCAGGATGATGGTGGGACCGATTGGGATGCGGATGCACTGGCTGATAACGCCACCGAGACGAGTAATACAGCTATCTCACTGGACAAGAAAGCGGCGTGTATCATCGGCCTGTTTGTCTTGGAAGACACGGGCGCGATTGATGGTGTGGTGACAGTGTACGTATTGGGTGATGGTGCGGGTGTTGCGTATGAAGAGACGACGATAGGCAGTCCATATAGTTTTACCTTTACGCCTACTGCCTCAGACACAACGTATATCCAGTTCTCCATCGATCCGAGGCACTATGACAACTTCAAGATTGCGGTGAAAAATGAAAGCGGTCAGTCGCTGGCCGTCTCGATCAAATACAAGACCGCTGATATCCCGGTTGCGAGTTAACCTATGATTCTCAAGCCACCTAAAGGAGCTTTGCCAGTTCGCGGCCATTGGTCTATGGACGGTTGTACCGGTCTATGGTTGATGAATGAGGGTGGTGGGAATACTGTTGCTGACCTGAGCGGGAATGGGAACCATCTATCGTTTGTGAATCCCCCGACGTGGGTAGCAAGTCAGTATGGTCCTGCTTTAGATTTTAATGGCAGTACCAACTATATAAATACGACAGGACCAGTTGCACAAGCACCACTCGGAAACTTCACATTGTGTTCGTGGTTGCGTCCAGATACGCTTTCTGCTGATGACTGTGCAATTATTTTCTATGGCACAGATGATCTTGCATTCCTGCCAAACGACAATGCGGACGGCAATGGCGGATATCGCGTGTTCTGGCGTGACCGTGGCAGCAACGTCGTTCTTGAGAATCCAGGACCGGATTTGTCCGGCTTATGGATTCACATGTGTTTCACGCGAGAAGACGACACGTTCACTTCATACCGCAACGGCGTTCAGGTGGATCAAGATACTTTAGGTGCCGGAACAGAAGGACCATTTACGGGGTTTCGTGTTGGGAGCTTTGAAGGGAATCAGTACTTCGACGGAACTATCAGTGATGTTGCTGTGTGGAATCGGGCCCTCATCCCCACTGAAATCACTAGCCTCTACGCTAACCCGTATCAGATGTTTGAGAACGATCCGATTGAGTTATGGACGGCGGCGAGCGGCGGTGGGGCTGCTGCAAGTACCTACAGTCGTGGTGATTATGCGGGACTTCCGGCAGATGATACGACTCTTGAAAACGTGTTTACGGCGGGTGAAGTTGCCCAAGTTGGAGCTGATGATGGGGATAGGGTCGCCCAAACAGCAACGTCTGAATACGCAATATTCCAATTCCGTGATGATATTGGCGCGAATCTCTACGTTGATGCGACGTGGGACGGTCAAAGTGATTTAGCACCTTCAACCACAACTGTATATCTGCAAGTCTATAATCAAAACACAACTACGTGGGAGACAGTAGACAGTAATTCCGCTGCGGCAGCGAATACAGACTTCACGCTAGGCGGGTTTAAGAAGAACACCACTGATTACATAGATGGTGCGAATTATATAGCATTTCGCATCTATCAGGATGACGACCAAGACGGCGGCATATCGTTAAAGACCGATTACTGGGATGTCTACACTTCGGCAACGACGAGTACAACATCCACCACCACGACGACTTCAACGACTACAACAACTTCGACTACGACAACTTCATCTACCACAACGAGTACAACTTCCAGTACCAGCTCTACTGCTAGTACAACTTCGTCAACGAGTTCGACTACTTCTACGACGAGTTCTACCACTTCTACCACGAGTTCCACATCATCTACAGCGAGCACAACATCAAGTACGTCTAGCACCACTTCTACGACGAGCAGTACATCTAGCACTGCCAGCACAACCTCTAGTACGTCCAGCTCAACCTCTAGTACCGCCAGTACCACATCGAGCACAAGTTCTAGCACGTCCAGCACCGCGAGTACTACGTCTAGCACAACAAGCTCATCATCCAGTACGGCAAGTACGAGTACATCCTCTAGTACTAGTAGCACAGCGAGCACTAGTACGACTTCCAGTACGACCAGTTCATCTAGCACCGCTTCCACTTCCTCGTCGTCATCCAGTACTACATCTTCGGCAACATCGTCCAGCACCAGCAGTACTACGTCATCATCTTCATCCACGGCGTCTACTAGTAGCACATCCTCGTCCACATCATCTTCGTCCAGTACGGCAAGTACGTCCAGTACTAGCAGTTCCACCAGCTCAACCGCGTCCACATCAAGCACTTCGTCCTCCAGCAGTAGTACCGCATCTACGTCAAGTACCAGTTCATCTACCAGTAGTTCAAGTAGTACAGCTAGCACATCCAGTACCAGTACCGCCACATCGTCCAGCACTTCGTCCAGTACAACCTCCTCCACCACGACAACGGGTGCGCCTGTCACCTACGCAAAGGAGATATGGCATAACATGGAAACGGATACAACATTATACGCATGTCGATTTACTGAAGCGGGGGATGTCTTCTTAGCAGACGGCTCATCGTCGGAAGAGTGGGGTACGGGGGGACACACCTCCGATGACTATGCCGTAGCGATGGCCGAAGTGGATGATAGTGGGTATTACCATGCTCGGTTTGACGCAGAGGGTAATATTTCCGACGGCCTCTACAACGTTGTCATATATAAACAAGTGGGTCTATATCCGAAAGATGCTGACCCATCGGTAGGACAAGGGGAGATAGATTGGCGCGACGGGGAAGAGTTTACAAAAGGCGTGCTCCATGCCGATCTCAAACAGCGCACAGGACCGTGGATATAGGTAGCAACTAATGGCTATTGTAGACTTTACAGCAGGTTGGACAGAAGTAGACACCAGTGGCGTTATTACCGTCACGTCCGCCACTCGTCTGGACTACGATGGGGTGCCGCGCGATGATGATGCGCAGTATTACAAAGACTACGGCGCGGCCTACTTCTCTGGCGACTTCACGCATACGTTTAAATGCCAAATCAACTCCGCTGGGTCTACCACTTTCGCGGAGGTGATTCCGTGGGCGTTGTCAAATACGGCGGGGGGTGATAGAACAACGTGGATAGGCAACAGTGAAGATTTTGTCATGTTCATGCTGTACGAGGGGGCGGAAGGCGCTTACGCACTGGAGTCACGTCTGTATGAAGGCGGGGTGAAGGTTGACTCAGATGTGTACGTCTGCTCCGCCAACACAACCTACTATATCAATGTTACACGTAATTATGATGGGGGGGCCAATTCAACCGGTCGTTACACCTTCTACATTTGTACGGGTAATTATCTGGACGACCCAGGCTCCACCGTCGTAGATACACACGTGTTGGACGCTTCGGTTGGGGAGCAAAACTCGTTCCAATATCTCTACGCATGTCAAAACCGCAATGACGCTAGTGCGGGTAACACTATCGATGGGTTTATTGAAGATTTGGATTTACACGGGGGGACTACGTCAACCACGAGTTCCTCCACAACGACGAGTACCAGCAGTACCGCCAGTACTAGCTCCACCTCATCGTCTACTACCAGCTCAGCTTCAAGTTCATCTACCAGCTCGTCTACGTCTACGACCACGTCGTCCAGCTCCACCGCTTCAACGTCGAGTAGTTCTAGTTCCACCACCTCCACAAGTTCAACTGCTTCAACATCAAGTAGTTCTAGTTCTACCACGTCTACATCAAGTACAACCAGCTCAACAGCTAGTTCTACATCCACCACTACGTCGTCAAGCTCATCCACATCCTCATCCTCCTCATCCACTACCACCACGTCGCCCGGCGAAACAGCGATACAGTGCACCAGTGGAACTTACGATATTACCAGCCAAATTACCATCTTCACGTACACGAACAATACTACCCAAGTGCAAATATGCCAAGGCGTAGTCTCCTTCGGTGATGGGATTAACGACCTAAGCGGTACCGCCGTCACAATGGAGATGACGTTGGGGTTTGGTGGCCAAACCAATCAGCCTAATGCGCAATACGTCTCCTTCGATACGACAACGCGATCATCTATCTTTACTCAGCAATTCCCTCTACCTGTGGGCCAATCCGTTACGTTCAAAGTTAAGAGCCAAAACGCTTCCGACTCTTCCGTGTGGATACGCGCGTGTTTGTATGAGGTCGGCGTGGAATCTATTCGGGATGACTTGGAAGATATTATCGACGATCTCACGGCATTGTTTGCCAGATCTCAGGTACTCGTCAACACGTACGATACGACGGGTGCGGCTGGTAAAGGTGCGGGGGTCATTCCAACAGGACAGTCAACCAACATTGGTATATATCCAGGGACTACATAATGAAGACGCCAGTCGTATCGTTCAATAGTGGAGAATTATCGCCCATGATCGACGCCAGGAGCGACGTAGATAAATATCGCGCCGGGTGCCGAACACTGGAAAATATGATTCCACGAATCTATGGCCCGGCAACGCGCCGCCCCGGTACGAAATACATTGACACGTGTGGCGGGGAAGCGCGACTTATCCCCTTCATCTACAGTAATAGTATCGCCTATATGTGTCTCCTGGAAGACTCGGTGATGTATTTCTATTACAATGGAGGACGGTTGAATGATGGGGGGGGAGCGCGTGTGAGTCTGACCACCCCCTACGCGGCTGGGGATCTCGCTGAAATCCAGTACAAGCAATCCAACGACGTATTGTGGTTGATACATCCAGATTATGCGCCACGCAAACTAATCCGCACGAGTGCGACCACGTTTACGCTAACCTCTATCGTGTTTAACAATGGGCCATTTCAAAAGCGGCACGACCTTTCGCATGATGATGGTGTAACACTAACACCTTCCAGCACTTTCGCGGTGGCCGATGATGATATATCCAACACGGCGAGTGCATATTTTGCCAGCAGTGAATATGACGACAATATGGACGCCTCGAAAGCGTTTGATGATAGGACGACGGGTGCGGGTTGTTATTGGCAAACCGCAGTCAATAGTTACGATGACCAATATGTGGGTTGTCAATTTGCCACTGGGAAGGTTATAAAACAAGTTCGTATTGCGCCATTCGCCACCAAACCATCCATTTCACTATTTGACGCATGGGCCTACAACCCGCGCTATATCCAAATCGACGCTTCCAATGATGGCGTCACTTGGACGAAGATATCGATTAACGATTGGGGGATTAACTCTAGCGCATGGAACACCGATGGGGCTGAACTTGATAATGTTACCAGTCCAGGTACGTGGGCACAGTTAAAGTTGGACAACACGACGGCATATACATATTGGCGGGTCTACGTCCATGAAACATGGGGCACGCTCGTTCTCCGCATTAACGAAATTGAGTTCATTGCGAACACAACCACATTTGAAGATGAAGTGACGCTAACCGCTTCCGAGGCCATATTTGACGCAGAGCAAGTAGGATCACTCTTCTCCTTAACCCAACAACGTGAGAATACGAACGTCTCCGGCTCGTCCACGAATCCGACCACAGGTTACACAGACGACATCCTCGTGGAAGGCGCGTTTACGTTCACTACGCACGGCACGTGGACAGGGACGGTGTTACTAGAGCGAAGTATTAATAGGCAAGTCTGGGAGACGTTCCGCAAGTGGACATCAGATGCGGATTTGAACGTGCAATACACGGGACAGGAAGACCACACCAACGTATACTATCGCATCAACGTCGAGTCCATGTCGGCTAATACGTCTCCCGGCACGGGGGGCATGGCCAGCAAGATCAAGTATGATATCAGTGTGAATAGCTCTACGCAGACCGGTATCTGTCGTGTGATTGCGTACAACAGCACCACTGAAGTGGAGGTGGACATACTCAAACCCTTCGCATCGACCGATCCATCCGAACGATGGGCGGAAGGAAGTTGGTCAGACTATCGTGGATGGCCCCGCACCATGACGTTCTTCGAGAATCGCACGGTTTACGCCGGGAATGCAAACCAATTGCAAACCGTTTGGCTCAGTGCGATTGATGATTTTGAAAACTTCGCCGTGGGTACGAATGATGATGAGTCGTTTAGCCTCACCATGTCGAGTGATACGAGGAATGCGATTCAATGGATTAGTGCGTTGGACGCTCTCCTTGTGGGTACGGCGGCAGGTGAATGGCGTATTCGTTCCAGTAGTGATGATGAGCCACTGACTCCCAGCAACTTCTCTTTCAAACAGCAATCTAGTCGTGGGTCTAAGTCGCTACAAGCACTCCCCGCCAACGAGGCGATATTGTTCGTAGACTCGGTGGGCCGCAAAATACGAGAAGTCGCCTATGATGGAAGTCGGTATAAGTTCGTTGCGAGGGATTTGACGGCGCTGGCCGAACATATTACCTCCGGCGGCGTCACTACAATAGCACTACAAAAGAATCCAGACCCCATCCTATGGTCCGTAGCAGATAATGTGTTGCTTAGCATGACCTACGAGCGCGAGCAAGAGGTAATTGCGTGGGCGAGACATCCCTTTGAAGGGGCGGATACGGCGGGTGTGATTACGGATAACGTCGGGCCAAACGACGTAGCGGTTATACCCGGTACGAATGAGGATGAGGTGTGGCTTATTGTCGGTCGTGTGATCGGTGGGGCGCTTGTTCGTCATTTAGACCAGATGCAGCCGAGGAATGTAGATGCCCAAGAAGACATGTGGTTTGTGGACGGGGGGTTGGATTACGACAGCACCGCCACGACTACGTTCAGTGGGTTGGATCACTTGGAAGGTGAAGAGGTTTACATCTTGGCCGATGGCGCGGTACAACCACCGAAGACAGTGGTGAGTGGTGCGATTACGCTATCCGAATCAGCAAGTCGTGTTATCGTTGGTCTGCCCTTCCGCTATACCCTACAGCCTATGCGGTTTGATATGGAGATACAGGGCACGACGAAGGGGACCCTGAAACGGTTTGCCGAAGTGGTAGTCAGCTTCTATCGTACGTCCAACGCCAACTATGGTGAAGATGTGGATCATCTCTTTGAAATAGATTGGCGCGGTGAAGAAGCGTATGGAACCGCCCCTGCACTATACACGGGTGATAAGATTGTTGCACATGAAGGTGGGTTTAGTGCCGAGGATCCGTTTATCATCACTGGAAATGACCCCTTACCTTGTACGGTTCGCGCGATTATCCCCCGTGTGAACGTTGGAGGACGATAATGTTTGGTAAACTAATGTCAGCAGGCGGTTCAGCCGTATCCGCCTACGGTTCGTATAACGCAGGCAAAGCCGCTATGAAGAACGCGCGATACAACGCACGTATGTCTATGCTGCAATCGGAAACGCTGAAAGCGAAGACCACCTTTGACCAAGTTACACAAGTACGCAAAGGTGAGAAAGTCATGGGCGCGTTGCGGGCGAAGTTAGGCGCTTCCGGTGCGATGATGAGCGAAGGTGCGGGGCTTGAATTGCAGACAGAACAAGCGTGGGAATTAGCCCAAGAAAACATGCTTATCGGCGTGGAAGGTAGACGTGATGCTGCGGCGGCGGAAGCACAAGCACACGTTGCTCTAACACAGGGACGTAATGCTCGTTCTGCTGCTCGCGGGCAAGCCTTCGCCACGTTGTTGAGCGGTGGTGGTCAAATGGCTGACTCCGGTATGTTCGGCAGTATCAAAAGCGCATTCAGCGGTGGTGGTGCAAGTAGTAGTATCCTTAGTGGTGCTGGCTTTTAGCGGTGAAACATAGAGTGGGGTAATCCAATGGCAAAGTTTCCGATATACCAAAGTCAAGCAGCCTACTCAGCGAAGCCTGTGGGCGCACCTGCCGATTTGGGGGGTGAGGCGGTGGGCCGCGCTATGTCACAGATTGGCCGCGCAGCTGTTACGATTGGCACGCAGTACTTTAAGCGCCAGCATGATAGCCAAGTAGAGTTCGCTGAGATAGAAGCTAAGGCAATTATTGCCAAGGCCGAGCAAGAGATGGAAGACTCGGTTGACGAGGGGGACTATCCAACAATTTGGGCGCAAGCACAGGCCGAACTCGCCGCTCTCAGTGGTGATATGAGTAACTCAGCGGCCAAGAACGACTGGGCTACCCGTGTGCGACAGATAGAGGTGGATGGGGATGCTTTCGTCGCAGGGGCACAAGCCAAACGCATTGACGACAAGCAGCAATACATCTTATCGACCAAAATCGCCGAAATGCGTGAGTCAGGTGATATTACTAAATTGGACGCCTATACCCAGAGGCAAGTCAATCTCAACACCATGTCGGCGGAGGAGCGAGATACCATTCTGGCTCAAGCAAGGCCTGTCGCTGAGGAAGCTAGTCGCAAAAACATGCTCGACGCGGCTATGGTGGTCGCGCAAGACTCTCCCCAGCAAATTATCAGCACATCCCTTGCGGACCTGCGAGCTACCTATCCTTCCTTACACTCCCGTGATGTACTAAGTCTGAAGTCTGTCGCACAATATGCGCAAGATGATGAGGAACGTGCAGAGAAAGCATTCCTGGTTAATCTTAAATCAGATGCACTATCCAAGGCCGAGATAGGCATGCCCATCACTGAGTTCTCCAACATGCTAAGCCAAACACCCAGCCTTGATGTGGATGATCGCTTGGAACTCACTCGCACGTTCAAGAATGCGCGCCATATATTCGACACGACCGGCGAAGATCCGTGGAAGCAAACACAGAACAGTGAGACGCTTGGCAGAGCACTTCTTGACATCCTCGGCCCCAACGATCCGACGGTGGTGCACGGCCCGGAAGACATTTACGACTTGTGGATGGCAGATGGCACACCCCAATGGTCTATCAATGATTACTTTATGGTTAGCAACCTGTGGACCGACCAACATATACAAGGTGCCGCAGCGGGTTGGAGTCGTAGTTTTCCCACCGTTGCGTTCGGAACGGACCAAATCGAGAGAGCGGTGTTTAAGGGCGTGGAAGAACCAACGCCTGAGATGTTTGCCGAGTATCATCGTGCGCTATCCATGTGGATTACCGAGTCACAGAAGCCGGAAGTGTTTGGCAGTCCTGAAAAGATGGCCGCTGCGTTGGACACAATACTAATACCTATTCAGAAGGAGAAGTCTGTGGGCTTTCTGAAGTGGCTCACCACGTTGACTCCCCCGATGCAAGCATATAAACTGGGTAAGAAGATGATATTGGACACAGAGGGACCAGCCGGTAACACCGTACCGCTCAGTATGCCCTTCTTTGGCCACGAAGCTATGTTTATGCCTGACATGTCAGAGGGTAATCCTTATAGCTTCGCCCCGAAGAAGGAGAAGGAGAAGGAGAAGAAGGAAGGGGAGTCTAAATGACTTTCAGAGACACATTAGCGCCCAAACCATCGCCATTGGACGTTGCGTCTATGCCGAACACAATGTTTCCAGAGGAGATACGCGAGTACTCGGACCAAATTCGCAACGCCTATTACTATTCGCGTAATCTTGGTGTTCCCCCTCAAATTGCTATGGACTTGGAACCAGCGATCAACGAACACCTCTATGGTGAAGGTATCTCATCGTCCCAAGCATGGCAACAAACCTCATCACGCACTCTATCGTCACGTCGAAAGAGTCTGCACACCGCTGCGTATGACGGGTGGCGCAACAGCGTTGCTTCGGCTACCGCACAAGCCGCTGGATTTGGCCGCTTTCTCGCTGAGTTCAAAGGGATTGACCAAAGTGTGGTAGATCCTGCATTTCGCTGGATGTTGGGCATACCGAAAGATGTGGACTTGGATGATGTACTCGCGGGTATCTCAGTTGCGGCACGTCAAGATATCATAGACGGGAATAAGGATAATCCGAATCGCACTCTCGCTATCGACCAGGATGCTGGGTATGCCGAGGCGTTATATCAAGTGATAACACGCCCGGAAAACCTTCTCCAAGGATTAGTGGAGAGTGGACCGCTTATCTTAGAAGGAATGTTGACGGGTGGAGCATTCGGTAAAATACTAGGAGCGGGCGCAGTTCGCGCTGGTCGCATTTTAGGTATGGGTGTTCCTATCTCAAGCCAAGCTTACGGTGATGCTCGTGCGGAAGGTACGGCCCCACTATCCGCATTAGGACAAGCACTTCTCACGGGCGGCATTGAAGCGGTGATTGAAGAGTGGACGCTGGGACGTAAAATAGGGCTCGCCAAACACTTCAAACGCTATGTACAAAGTGGCGGCATGCGTCGCGCTGTGTGGGAAGGAACGAAGGCGTTTGGGCGTGGAACCGCCGAGGAAGGGACACAAACACTTAATGAGAACTTCTGGCGCTGGGTTTTTACCGACCGCAGTCAGGAGTGGTTTGAGGGTGTGAGTCAGGCAATGGCGATGGGTGGGCCATTGGAAGCGGTTATGTCAGGGGCGTTTAGCGGGGTGAGTGTGATTGGCACACCCGTAGAAGCGAAAGAAGCACAGCGGCGACTTAAGGTGCTGCGCAAACTGGTGAAGAATAGCACGCTCAGCCCAGCAGAGAAAGAGGCATTAAATCTTGAGTTCGACAAGGCGGCGGGTTTAGTACCAGATATCCTAACACCGATTGAAAAAGGGTTGCAGGAGAAGGGCGCGCGATTCGTCAAAACGCCGAGTGGGGAAATGGGCGAGGGTGAGATACGTGACGCTAAGCGTAAAGCCGAGGAAGCGAAGACGAAACCGGAGATCGGTGAAGGGGAAGGCGGGGAAGGGTTTACGCCGTCTGTGACTGAGGGGATGCCAGAGATATTGGCCGAGCCCACATCCAAGGCGGACAAACCCATCCCGCCTACGATATCTATGGAAGCATATGAAACACCAGAAGAAGCCAAAACTGCCCGCACTCAACTAGAAGCCGAAGCAGGGGAGAAAGTCAGCCCCCGTCTCTACATCGGCAACGTCACTCCTCGCGCAAAGAAGGCGTGGGGTAAAATATTTGGTAAGCCACCAGCCGCTGTCCACACCTTCAAAGAGGGGGCGTTTCCCACCAAGCGTACGGCTATTGAAATGACGCGTGGCCAAGCTGAGTCTTACCTTACATGGCTGGAAGAGGATCTCGCCTCCCGCATTGATAACAACGAAATCAACACCAATCGTGACATAGCGATGGCCCACGCTGATTGGGGGGATATTGCCTCCATTCGCCGTGTTCTCGGTATAGAAGTAGGTGTCGAGCCCTTCCGGGTACACTATACCAAGGCCAAAAAAATGGCCTACATAGATCAGAAGGAAGTGGCTAAACTACGTAATGAGATCCACCGCTTAGATAAACAACTCTCCACTCTCAACGCGAAAGAAGAGACTACGGAATTAACAGACGCAGAAGACACAACACGCGACCGTCTGGCCGCCGAACTACGTGCTCTGGAGGAGAAAGTATACCAACTACAACGAGCTGCTGGTGCCGCTGTGTCTATATTGAAAAATGTGAAAGCGGTTATCTCTTCCGCCGTAACGCCCAGCAAACTACAAATGTCGAACCTGACCGTACAGGAGGTGCTCCGCGCCACCATGAAACGGGGGGCACGATATGCCAAAATGGCCTACGCCGGTGGTCGTAGAGAATTACGCGCTCAAATCCAAGCACAACGCGAAGCCCGTCGTCGTCTTGCATCAGCTATCAAGCGTGCGCGGCAGCCTATTCCAAATACCGTAAAGTTGGAATACCGACAGGCTATTCACGAACTACGCAAAGGCGTTGATCTCCGACGGCGTAGTCAGAAGGTGTTGGCTGAGCGGCGCACCATGCGAAGACTGGTGGAAAAGTACCCAGAGGTATTCAAAGGTATGCCAACTAAGCGGATGGCACAGCTATTGATACGTCCACTGAATGACTTCACTATTGGCGAATTGGAAGACTTGGCGTCCCAGATCGATACGCTTATCGCTATGGGCCAAGTCGCTAAGGAACAAGTGGTTGTCCAAGAGGAAAAGATGAAGAAGCGTGACTTGGGCGCCCTTACCGCCGGATCAACGAAGGCCACTGCGCGAGATATAATTCGTCCCGACCAAGTGGGTAAACCACTAACCCTGGAGCAGCGCACGAAGAACACATTGGCAAAATTAATCAACACCGCTAAGGTAAAATGGCGAGCCTTCACAATGCCAATGGATGTGTTGTTCGATTTAGCTGATGGGGGCACGGCGACCTACGACGGTCCCAATTATCGCATTTTCAAAAGGACTTTGGATGAACGATATGGACACTACAAAAACCGTGCTGATGGTTTGGTTCACGATGTGCGAGAGCTAGCCCGCGCGCTAGGACTCACCAATCCCAATTTTGAACGCATTGGCGTTTATGCAGTAGATCAGCAAAAAGGCGGTCGTCAGAAGTTGTTAGACACGGGCTACACCGAAACTGAGATCAAGTCAGTTGAACTTAACGACGGGGAGATGCAAGTCTATGCGGCTATGCGAGAGGCGCTTGATGAGTTACGCCCTGATGTAGAAGCAGTACTCCGTGACGTCTATGATCGTGAGATGTCTGTTGTGGAAAACTACTTCCCGTGGTTGACCAACTTCGCAGAGATGTCAGACTCCAAAATTCAGGATATGTTCGGTGACACTGTAAAGGAGTATGAGGGTCCGGTAAAGCAGAAAAAAGTTGATCTGGGCATAACCTTGACAAGAACCTATGGCACGCAGGCCGTTAAGATTAATGCGATGGAAGTGTTTGAGCGCCACGTTGACAACGCTTCCTATCTAATTGAGATGTCGGGCGACATCAAACGGCTCTTTGAAATCGCCAACACCCAACAATACAGCGACGCCGTGGGCGAAAGTGTACAAATGGAGGTGCTTAACTACCTTAGCTTGATGGCGCGCAAGGGTGGAATTGAGCGTAACAAGTCAATCCCCATATTGGATGTTTACCGCAAACACGTAGGCGCTGCCACGCTAGGCTTTAAGCTTTCCTCCGCCCTTATCAATGTTACGCCATTGTTGGATGGGGCAGGGCTGATTGGCCGCTATGCTTTCACGGGTGCGTATGACATTGCTACGAATCAAGAACTACGTGTGTTTCTGGGGAAAAACTTCCCCGAATTACGAGACCGTATGGGTGGGGAAATTGATCTACGCGATTTTGGTTCTTCTACGCTTCAGAGGATAGAGAAGGCGGGCTTCTGGCCCCTCCAGAAGATAGACGGCCTAACCGCCATGTCCATCGTAGCGGGCGCGTACCAAAAGTATTTGGACGAGCACGGACTCAAGTTGGACCTGACACGGCCTAATACAGAGGGAATCGCTGAAGCACAGCGCATCATGCGAAGGACGCAGGCGTCCGGTTTCTCTAAGGACCTGCCCTCCGCTTTCACTCAAGGCACTGTAACAGGTAACGTGTCTATAGATCGATTGCTGCTTCACTTCCAAACATTCATCGTAAACCGTTGGTCTTTCATCGAGCATGATATGCTGCGCGCAGGGATAAAGACGGGCAACACGACTCAGATGATGAATATCTTCTTCTGGATGTCTATGGCGTTGTTTGCCGAACTTGGTTTGCGTCGCATGTCCAAAGAACTCATTGCCATGATGACGGGGGAAGACTTGGATGATTGGGGGGAGACGTTTACCAATGAGTGGGTTGCTAATGCACTGCAAACCGTGCCCGGCTTATCCCAAGCGACCAGCGCCTACACCTATGGCTCCATGCCCGTACCGACGCTGGCTATCACAAATGATCTACTGGTCAAACTACAATATCTCAAACGAACCAAAAATCCCAATAAAAAGCTCATCAAAGCGATTGAGCTAGGATTATTATCTACTGGCACTGCGATGGGCGTACCGGGCACACGACAACTCAGCGATATAGCCAATAGCTATAATCGTACATTGCCGTCATCGCGGGGCAAAAAGAAATTCGAGTGGAAGTCTACGAGGTGATAATATGACAGTTAGTAATAGCACCGCACGAACCAGCGCCGTAGGCACGGCCACCGCTGGACAAGCTGTACCGTTCTCGTTTCCTATCGGTGCGAGCAGTGAATTGGTCGTCAAATCCCGCGTAACCACCACCGGCGTAGAGGCGACGCTCACGGAAACGACGGACTACACAGTGGCCATCACAGGGGACACAGGTGGCACCGTAACTATGGTCGCCGCGTGGGCGACTACGTATGAAATCTGGGTCCTGCGCGACACGACCAAAACACAGTCGCTCGACCTAATCCACGGCGGCACCTTCTCCGCTGAGAATATCGAGGACGCACTCGATAAGAATTGCAAATTAACAGTAAACAATGCGGATGAGTTGGACCGCACACTTCGCGCCCCCGACACAGACCCTACTACGCTTGACATGGAATTGCCCAACAGTGTGGATCGCGCGAGCAACTACCTCGCATTCGATTCCGATGGGGAGCCCACAATGGTGGCTGGCGTTGCTCCAACAACGGCGACGATCTCGGCGTGGGCGGAAACGCTATTAGATGATAGTAGCTCATCCGAGGCGCTAAGCACACTCGGCTTTAGCGCTTTTGGCAAAACCATAATCGACGATGCGGATGCAATAGCGCTCAAAGATACCACAAATTTGGATCACGTGTTCGATGTGCGAGATTATGGGGCTCTCATCAACGGAACTACTGATGACACCGCTGCGATCAAAGCGGCGATAGACGCAGCTGAAGCAGCCGGTGGCGGGACAGTCTTCCTGCCAAAAGGTACGTATTTGATCTCCCCCGGCACAACAACATACTGGACTCTGACAGAGAACATCCAATTCATTGGCGAGCCTGGTACGATAATGGATCTGGAAGATATTCTCGTATTTCAAGCCAACGACGCTGATGCGACGCTGGTTTTGCAGACCGACATCTCTCGGGGGGACACAACACTGACCGTAGACAATGGGTCTAGCGTCTCTGCGGGTGATGTCCTCCATATTACCACTACGACCAATATCGGTCCCGGTAACAAGGAGGAGACCCACATTGTACGTTCGGTCTCCGGTAATACGATTACGCTGGCGGATTCGCTTTTGATGAGCTATGCCACGGACGTGGATGGTGGTAGTTTGGATGCTGGCTTGGCTATCAACGCCTACAATGAGCGCAAGTTATTGGTGCGAAATATCCAATTCAATGTGACCACTAGCACAGCCATCGACTTCTTCGGGCTCGCCGAACTCATTATTGAGCGAAGTGCTGTTGATAGTGATATCGCCACCGGCACCGCTTGTCTAATCGACAAGTGCTGTAATGTTCATCTCACAGACTGGAGTAGTTCAGACGCTCATTACGGAATTGAAACAGCCAGCGTCAACGGCTTCTACGCCGATAGAGTGTTTGCCCATCGCAATGCCCAGCACCCCATTGCGCCGGGTTACGGCTCGAACAACATCTACATCAGTAATATCGTCGGGCGTGGATGCGGAGCCACAGTAGACAGCCACTTCGCCTTCAACGTCCACTACAACAATGTAGACGCACAGGATACGGGCAAATTCTCATTGCGAGGTCTCGGCAATTGCTCCTTGCGAAATGCCAAGATTCACACTTCGACGGCGGACACTGGAGTAGTCTGGTACGAAGGCAACTCAGCAACTTTGACGGCCGACACGGCTATCTACGATACGACGAACTTCACGTTTGAGAATATCGAGATTCTTGCTCCCAATATTACACCAGAGACGGTCGCCGAACGGATGGATTTCTACTACGGCGAGAATCTAGTGTTGAAAAATTTCACCTTTCCCGGCCACGTGCTACTCAGCAGCGTATCAAACAACGGGTTCGAGACGATTAACATATCCAATTCAAAAATATTCAAACTTCAATGTCAGGGCGGTAGTCGTATCTCTATTGACGGTACGCAATTTGTCAGCGCCGTAGCGACGGACGCCGAGGACGTAGGCTTGATCGTGACGTCTGCTTTATCTCTTGTTCTAAGCAACTGCCGCTTCCAGGATTACGATTTTATCCAAGCTCAATACCAAGCGGTGCGACCTACGTTTTGGTCCAATTGTACGTTCGAGGATTGTGGTGATTTTGCCCACGATACTAAAGGCGCTGGCACCGCCGCCGTTCACTACTTCACCAACTGTGATTTAGCCGACGTCGCCGCAATTGCCGCCACTGAAGTATTGAATAATGCGCACTTCACACAGTCTTGTAATACCGGCACAACACCAGCGCTGCACACAGGTTCGGTAACTTGGGACCCAGCTAGCCTAAACGATGGTGTTGGGGAGACCTCCAGCGGCATTACAGTAGCCGGTGCAGCCTTGGGCGATTTTGTGCAAGTCTCTGCGCCATACGACCTTCAAGACTGTGTTGCGCACGGCTATGTCCAGGCAGCCAACACCGTCGAGATCCGCCTACAAAACGAATCAGGCGGGGTTAAGAATTTTGCCAGTGGTACGTGGCGCGTGCGAGTAACCAAATTGTAATACAGAATTACTCTCCTGCAAGACCCTGCCCCCGGCTTGTAGCTGGGGGTGGGGCGCTTTTTACCGCCCAAAGTTGAACATAGTATTAGAGAGTGTAGTATAGGTATAAGTATGGGTAATAGTAATACCAACCTAGTAGGAGAGTAGCCGTGTGGACCATACAGCAATATATCCCTAACTTCGTAGACATTGGAGACAAGATACCACCAACAGCATCATTCCAAACTTTGGAAGAGTTGACGGCAATCCCGTTTGTACAGGGTTGGACCGAAGATCCAGGATTCAAACAGTTATCCATGAGCATACGCAACAACGAGATTCGTCCATATCCCCTACTTATGGCCGAGTATGAGACCGGCAGCGCACCTTGCGTTGGCCACCTACGTGGTATACCCACATTTTTACCCTTATGGCGGCGTGTGTCCAACGACGTAGCGCGTGCGCTCAATATTGATCCAAGTAGAATGCCTACCAAATAGGAGAGCAACCATGTTATCAGTAATTGTGCCAGCCCATAATGAGGCCGAATACTTAAACCACACCATCGCCAATATCTATGATACGGCCACTGGTCCCATCGAAGTGCTTGTTATTGACCAAGGGGGGAACGACAACATCGACGAGCGCGCCACCATTCTCACACCGGGCGAAAACGTAGGCGAGCGCGCCGCCATGAACATGGGCGCTAAATCAGCAACCGGCACACACCTTTTCCGCATAGACGCCCATTGTGATTTCTCCCCCGTTGGCTGGGACGAATTGCTAATCGAGTCCACGGGTCCGAAGGATCTCACCATATCCGTACTCACCGCTACGGATAAATCGTGGAACCGACTCCCGGGCCACTGGTATGGCTTTGCCCGCCTTATCACGAATGAACAGGGGGGCCTGGAATGCAAATGGCAAAAAGCCAACAAAGACCATGATGAGTACGCCCCCCTCGAACCGAATATGGGTGCGACCGGCTGCGGGATGTGTATCCGCAAAGACTTCTATTGGGAGATTGGCGGCGCTGACGATACATTGCCTAAGATGGGCGCAATCGGTGAAGAGTTTGCGATCAAAACATGGCACCACAATATCACCCACCACCTATTTGGCCGCGTCCAAACTCGCACCGACGTGATGGTCGGCCATATATTTGGAACCGGTGGCTATGATACGAGTGGTGTACTCGTTGCCCAGCAAAAGCTTCACGCCCAATATGGCCATGTTCTCCCCCAAATCCTATCTCGCTTCCCCGATTGGGATGAGATGAAAATCGTGAAGACAGATCAACCCGGCAAACCCATCCGAACAGTGACCGTTGACCGCACAGATATCATGGACACACATGGGGATGAAGGTAAGATCCTCCGCCGCAAGACCAATACCTATCGCTATATTTGGTTGGAGAATGAGCATTTAGACGAATCCGCCTGGACAGACGGACAAATTGAAAACAAGTACGCCCCCCTAGCCACACTAATGAGCGAGACAGTGACCTACCCCGATGATGAAACGCCTAATGAGTAAATAGTCTGGAGCGAGACGTGATGAACGAGCAAGAACGGTATAACGAGGTGTGTAAGCCAGCCATAGATCGTTTGGAAGTAGCGATCAACCAGTCGAATGATACGAGTGATGAGATATTGCGAATTCTGAAAGGCCGGAACGGGGATCCCGGACTGCTGGATGAAATGCGAGATATGAAGCGGTTTCGCAATGGGATACTGGGAACACTCGGCTTCATCCTAGCGGCCATGTTTACTCAGATGGTTCAATGGGTTAGAGGACTATTCTAGTCATCTCCCTACTTACAGAAGACCACCCACATAGTCCAGCAACACCATTCTAGGAGCGACGATTGCTTGTAGTAGGTCTGTGACATTGCAAAGCAGTAAGATAACAGAGGTCGTCAGGGTCGCCACACTGATCGCACAAATTATAAATGCGGCATCAGCACCCTCCCCCAACAGATCTATGTTCTTCTTGGTAAGCCCATACCGCAAGCACAACACGATCAGGGCCAAGCACGCCGCTATACCACCCGCGCTGGACACAATCTGCCACCGAATTATCTCCTCCGCCAACAATGGACACTGGATTTGGAGGAACTCCACCCCTGCGGCCACATTGTCCTTTGCCAGGGTTATCACTTCTGTTAGTTGCTTACTCATCTCAGGGGACATTATAACTCTCCTGTTGTGATGTTAAACCGGTGCGATTTCGTATACCACACACGTGGGTAAAAACCGCCGAGCATCCATTCTCGACGGAGGTACTACATTGCCAGTCTCGCAACCGACTGTCGGCATCCACCGCTTCGAGACGGTATTCTTCGACCCCGTCTAGGCCACCACTTCGCGGTCTTGTGACCACAGCCCGGAATAGGAATCGAACCTAGTTTTTTCGCTGCCAAGCGTCCGGGCACATTACTGTTTCAAAACGGCACGGCGGGTGATTGGTTTGCATCACTGAACAATCCCAGCCCTGTTTAGTCTGGAACTCGGGCATTTGAGCGTTTTGTGCCCCAACCACTGCAAGACACAACTAGGCTTCCCTTGTTGTACTCGGCTACCACACCGCCGCCGTGCCAACGCCCCCGGCCAGATTTGAACTGGCGACCGGAAAGCTATTCCGGCGTCCAGCGACAAGAGAGCGCAACCTCTTTCTACTCCACCAAGCTATCACTTGGCTTTGCCGTCGCTGTGTGATAGACCATCTTCACCACGGGGGTATATATTCACATATCTATGAGAGCAAATGGGGGCCACCCCGAAGGATGACCCCCGGCAGGGAGGGGAGATGAGGCTATTCCAATTCCAACTGCTTTACAATCTCTTCTGCTACCTCTTCCCACGTTTCATACTCATCTGGATCAATTGTCAAATCCACCTCGGCGATCAGCGCGGTCAACTCATCTTCATCCATACCTCTAACAGACTCAGCGGAGACCCCCTCATTCGCCCCATCATCCACCTCTCCAGTGGAATCAGCAGCGGGAGCCGCCCCTTCCACAACGAGGTCCACAAAATCAATGTTCGTAAACTCTCCATTGGTCCGTACCACAAACTGCATAGGCTTGTTCAACACGAGTTCAATCTGTGCGCCAATCTCATCAAGCGCCACGCTCGCGTCCAAACCAATACTGGCCAAGTCCCTCTTCGCAAACGCAATCTGCTTATCCGTACTCAGCCCGGAGAACTTATACTGCTGTCTCCCTTCAAAATCCCCGTCAAGTACTCTCAAATGCCACACGATCTGTAGCTTATCACTCTTACTCAGACCAATTTCGTAATCCTCGATCAGACCGATATAATCACCATCCGGCAGATTCCCACTCTTGGTCGCTGCCTCGGTCTTCTTCCACAGTTGCTGCATTGTCTTGCTTTTCAATAGGCTGGCTACGCTAGGCATAATACAATCTCCAATACTGATACGTAATCGATTACTGTTTGTGCTTCTTGTTCTACCTGCTCAACTTCTTTTAACCACTTTCTTCTTCACTTTCTTCTTCACCTTCTTCACTACTTTCTTCTTGGTCGGACTACTCCTCTCTGCCATCCTCGGCTCCCCACTAAACGCACTCAATATCCTCTGCACCGCTTCGTCTTCCGTTTTGAACGGCATTCGGGCAGGAAGGTCCGCTGTGGTACAGTTCTTCGCATCTTCGTCTTCATTCCCGCGAAAGACGAGACATCTCTCGGCGTTTATATCCCCCGCTATCGTATCTTTCACTGTGTACGTTAAGTGCATGGTCATGTCAGCGAGAAAACTAATCGCATTGAAGATAGATTTACTCAGGTCCATGCGAGTATGAGTCATCTGCAAATGCCGCCGCTTGATCTCTATCTCTCTCTCATGCGACACCAGCAACACACCCGGCCCCAGCGCTCTCAACCTCAACACCTGGTAGATTACTTCACTCTTCAGATCTTGCCACGCCCTCGCAAACCCTTCGTCACTCAGATCAGTAATCCCCCGGTCCAAGCAAACCGTACTGATCCCTTTATCCACCAACACATCTATCGTATCGATGACCCACATTTGCACCGTGGCAACCAATTCAGGCCGCTTCTCCATCTTGTCCGTAAACGCGCGAAGACTCACCCAGTTGGGCACATAAGTTGCGCGCCTCTTCTGCCACTGAGATTTGTTCTCCGAGTCAATCAGGTAATGTCCTGGTACCTGACATGCTATTGCAGTTTTTCCCGCGCCTGGCGGGCCATACAATATCGCTATACACTCTTGGAAAGACCCTGCGCCCACCTGCGCCTCTTCCATAAACGGCAGATCCACAACATCCTGATCCGCTACCATACGGTCCAACATCAACCGCTTAGGTGCCTTCGCTTTCGGCGTACTCGACTGTGTTGGTTTTAGATAGTTTGCCATTATAACTCCTATAACACTCTTACCGACTCTGACTGATATATCCGCACACCGGGAATTTCTCTGACCCCTTCTCTAATTGCCATACGAATTGCTATCGTGTCTACAATTAAATACCGTCTTGGCACCGTAGCGGAATCTTCCACCTCGAACGTCCACCGCTTGGCCATACTAGCGACACCGACTTTAGATTGCACCAACTCAGCTTTCGTCTCTAGCACCTCTCGGCGTTCAACCGCTTTGACCAGCACTTTCTCATCCTTCGCCGTCAATCGCTTCTTCGCTTCCAACGCAGTGATCTTTGCTTTCTCCGCCTCAGCTTTCCGGCGAATCACTTCTTCTCTATTTCTCGCATCCTCTTCCTGCTTATGCCGAAACACACCTATCTTCTGCCGTAATATGCTATCTGCTGCACCCAAAGGCGCACTTAACGTCTTGAACATCGCATTAACCTCTTTCAGCGACGCGTTCAACGGCTGGGTAATACCCTTTCGTTTCTTCTCCACCAACTGTAATCTCGCCTTAATCTCCTGCAATACTTCATAAGCCACGGTTTCCTGGGCAGGCAAAGCTATTTCAAACTGCTCTGCTTTTTGTACGATTGTGCTATTCTCCTTCCGTAAGATCATAACTTCTGCTTGTGATACTAGGGCAGTTGGAGTGATCTGTGTTTTCTTTGCCATTAGTTCACCTCATCTCGTCGTTCATTTTGTCATCCATTTTGCCTGAACTTTTACGCACGCAATCTCCACATACGAGATGAGTCGCGCCTTGCTCATCACAAACATGTAGGAAATCGTCCTGGGGAACATCTTCTCCGCACTCATAGCATTTCGGAGCCATCAATCTTCTTCCTTTCCCACCAAAGTAATCAACTCCTCTACATCTCCGGCCATCTCTGTCACCGCCTCATCGTAGGCTTCGCGCACCACGCACACGGGACACCGTTTTACCTCATAACACACTTGGCTGTGCTTATTGTCACAAAACTGCATAATCACTCCTTTTGTCCTCCCCGCTTAGCCTTCTTCGTCTTCTTAACCTTCTTCACCATCTTCCGCTTCACCTTTTTACGCACGATTCCACCCACCGGTTCTACCAATTCTGCCTTTTCTTCCTCGTATAAGAAATCCCGTTGCCGATATAACCGCAGATAATACTCCCACGATCCCGCGTTCTTACATAGGGGCAAAAACTCACACCCGCTATACTCAAAACACTTATTGGGACACTTGGGCCATCTGTCGGGGGCGTGCAATTGATCCCCTAGATAGTCGTATCTCCGCTGGAGTATCTCCGTCGCATTCTCTACATCGGCTCGATTCGCTTTCATCACCGACCGCCCCAACGGAACCGTGTGAAATTGGTAATAGACATTGGGCCTGTCAACGCAATCCTGTCGAATCTCTTCCACAAACTCGTCTATCGTCTGCTTCCTCTTCACTCGCTTCTGTGGCTTCATAAAAATACCATAGCAGCACGACGTAATGCCTTTAAACGCCGGCGTCATAGCGTATGAGTATAGTTGGGGATCAAATGCGAGCGCGTCCAAATATGCCGCATTGACTCTTGCCGCCGTTTTAATCTCATACATCGACGGCTTACCCCGATACCGCCCCTTCCCATCAGCAGTCCCACAATAGAGCACCCCACTGTGCTCTAACCGCAACCGCACCGGCACCTGCGTCACCTCCAATCGCATCTCCGCCACTTCTGGTCGCCTCTGCCCTCCCTCCAACAACACTTCGATAAGACGGTATTGCAAATCCATCTCAGCTCTGGTTTCCTCTGGTATTGATTGTGTCACTGTTCTTCTCGCGTGCTCTGCCAACATCTCCGCTTGCCAATCTTCCCCCATCAGCATTGCTTCAAAGCCAGCGCCCAACACGCCTCCGTACCAAAAATTCAAATTTGTGGCTCTTGTTTGCAGGTTTAGAATCCACCGCCAATAGTATCGCCTGAAGCAGCTAATGTCCTTCAGCTTATGCACACTGACAACACGGAGTTTATTACTCGGCACAATGCTCACAATTACACCCCACTTTCACTTCTCCTGCTGTCTTCATCAAGTTCCCACAGATCACACAACCCTGTCGGAAATACTGTCGCATAGCTGTTAGCTACCCTACAATTCTCACCATCAGAGCAGTGTATACATGTAAGGCAACACTTCTTTGGGTATACCACAGTATACGTACTTGTACTAATCTGTTGCATCTGTCTATCAGTCAATTCCTTGCTCATCTCTTCCCCTTTCGATACAACAACGCGTCTATCGGATCACTCAACCTCCACACTTCTACGATGCAACCCACCGGTATTCGCAGCGAATCCGCCTCCCCGCTTTCCATCTCGGTCTGCCTCAGCCTCAACACATCCTTGTCCTGCGAATCCACCCACCCAGGGGACTTGGCAATTGGGCATGAGAGCGCATCACGCGTCGCCTTCTCTTGCCAATTGGGATCCTGCTCGATATCCATCCATCGCACTAGGACGAACGCGCCTTGTTTAAGTCGTTTCATAGCTCAACTCCCTAGCCACACATACTACACTGCACTTTGCCTGGGCGCACAACCTGCATTGTTCGCGCTCCACACATGCAGCACACGATAGACCAAGCGCCCCCATACCCATCCTCAATAATGTCGTCCTGCTTTACCGGGTCGCACTCACTGACCGCCCCATTACAATAGTATAAGACTTCCCTGCCTAGCTCTTCAAACAGCTTCTTCTCCCCGCAACAGCCCTTAGACGCCTCCCACCCTGGACTGAGAATAATCCCGGTGAAATTGGCATGTCGAATGAAAATCTCATCGTAGGAATACCACATCTCGTGAACTTCTTTGCCGACAAAATTGGGCCAAGCACAATGTATCACATGCGTGTGGGAAATGGGTGAATACACAACCCAACCGAGCTCAAGTAATTGTGCGGCGCGGATGTTGGCAAGTTGGAAATTAGCCTCCTCGCCCTCGAAAATGTAGTCACCTTTTTTGTTCTTAGTTGTATACGGCGATGCTAGGTAATAGAAGCCGGGTTTCCATTTTATGCTGTCCATATATGTCTCCAATTTTGTTTAGTGAGAATAGATGAGACTGTTTCACGACTCACATTAAACATTGCGCCAATCTGCTGTTGCGTGTATAATTTCGTGCGGCGCAGATAGATTATCATACGAACTTCTACCGCCTTGAGAAGCGTGCCCTTCCTGGTCGCAGATGGAATTCGACCCTTCGTAAAACATACGCGCGTCCCATGCCGAATCATATCACCGACATTTGCCTTTCTGGTGCCCCAGCACAAATTCACAATGCGATTATCAGTACGACACCCATTTAGATGTCGACACTCCATTTCGGGTGGGCAGGGTCCGGTGAACGTCTCCAGCATTAGACGGTGAAGGGTTGTACGGCGTGCCGGAATGCCAATCCAGACGTAGCCATAAGGCCCAACAGACCCGACGTGTCGCCCACAATGCGCCGACCACGCAAGGCCCTGTTCCGGCGAAACAAATATATGATCAAACCCTGCGGCCCTCACGTAACCAGAAGGAGGTTGCAGTAATTGCTTGCGTTTCATTGATAGTACCTCCAAATGACAATAAGAGTTCCAACAGCAAAGCATAGACTGCCCGCCAAATAGAACCAGTACGGCAGCAATTCTCTCATCGATCCTTCTCCTTAATGAACATCTCTAGCGACATCAACGCCCTCGCGGCATG